GTTCGATTCCCGTACTGGCTGCTAACGAAAACCTTGTAAAATCAAGGTTTTTTGTGCTTTTTAGAGGTGTTTAAAAGTTCGAGGGAACAGGCTAGGGAACAGGTAAGGAACAAGAACAAATATTCGAATTAAAACCATAGGAGGAAAACTTGTGTGTGAGACGCAGGTAAAACCAATGTAGACGGCAGAAATGCGGTCTTTTTTTGTTACCTAAATTATGTTAATATGGTTGTATGGAGGTGGTGTTGTGATACATACCGCATATGATGTGATGAAAGAATATCTGATAACCGGTGCAGAACTTGATGGACAGTTTCAGATACCAATGCTTCCAAAAGTGGATTTCTTGCCGGGCAAGTCGATTGACTTTGTGTCTTCAAAATCCAGATCATTGAAAGGCCATAAAGACCTGACGGTGAATTTCTACATTGACGACAAAAGCTTTCTACAGATATGGAATCAGCCGGGCCAGCACATTGAGCACTTAAAATGTTTCAATTCAGTTTGCAGCCCAGATTTCACAATTGCTTCCGGGATGCCAAGTGCGTTGAACATCTACAACCTGTATAGAAACCATGCCTTAGGATATTATTGGGCGGTTATGGGCGTTAAAATCATCCCATCCGTAAATATTATTAGTCCAAAGGAAATGCCATGGATATTTGATGGAACACCACACAGAAGCACTGTATCATGTTGCACCAATGGCAGAGTGCGGTCAAAGTCTGCAAGAATGGAGTTTTGCGAGAATTTTAAGGAAATGTTGGACGCAATAGAGCCGACAAAGGTTGTGATCGTAGGTATCGTGCCGGATGAACTCAATGTGGATGTGCCAATTATAAACCTCAATTCACGGAGCCAGAACATGAAAGAAGCGTTCAGAAAGGAGTAGGCATGGGAACCATCAGCAGGGAATCAGCGAAGCGCAGAAGTAAGGAAACGAGCCGACAGAAGCGCAGAAATGTTAAAATTTCAAACGTTATACAGAATAAAAAGAATTTCAGAAGTGACGAATTGAACGTTATGAAATAATAAAAGGTGGCAGCTTGATTACTGCCACCTTCCAACACCATGTGTTATACTTTATCCGTCTATCAATGAGGCTCCGGACGCCTTTCACCATTGATATCCGTTGGAATAATAATATCTCTTACGAATTAAAAAGTCAATAGAAATTCAAAAAAATTCACAGCACGCCGATATACGTTCTACGGAATTTTCGCCAAAATTAACAAGCATAAAAAATCGCAGGTCTGAATTAGTTCCAGATTTCTGCGATTTTTTTCCGGGGTTTTCCAGTTCCAGTGCATCTGCAATTGATACAGGAATTGCCCGGTAATACCAATTTTAAACATTTGTTCTAATCAGATATGATTGTATTAATTAAGTATTTCTAACTTTCTTGACGTCCCAAACCATCCCGATTTTGTCGAGCAGTTCTACCCGCTCCGGTGTGGTCTGGGCGTATGAATTGCCTTTTCTGGCGCTACGCTGTGAGCGTATCCATTGTCCCAGTTTATAACCGTCCGGGCAAACGTAAGAGCAGGGGACAAGTAAATCCCCGTTAAGGTTGTAGAACTCTTGAGCGTGTTTATACCCGGTGCACCATTTTTGTGCTTGTGTCGCTAACGCCCCTGATCGGATTTCTTCCGCTTTTTCTGCGTAGTTTCCTGTGCATCCCGTAAAACTATCACGAGCGCTTAAGGCGTCTTCTAAGGCAGAATAAGAGCCAAGGTAATATTTTGCGCCATCCCGGTATACATTAACCTCCCAGCGCCCGAAACTGTTAAGATGCAGATTTTTGTATTTTACGATGTCTTTTTTATAAGCGTTTTTGGAATTTGCTTTTGCGTAAGACATCCGCAGCCGTTCCCTTTTGCACTCCGGGCCGCACACAAGTCGCCCGTTACGACTCTCGAACTCTTTCCCGCAGACAACGCATCGTTTTATATTGTTGTTTGTGATCTGCACACCCGGGCGCAGCTTCGCGAAGAACTCCGGGAACGTGCCGTTATTCTTTGCGATTTCCGCATCTTTGCGGACTTGTGCGGCCTCCTCCGGGCTTGCGAAAATTCCAAGCGTGTAATTCTTGCTGTTATAATTTATTTGCGTAATCCATTTATCAGTGTTTTTGTATGGATACACGTATTTTATTTTGCTCATGTGATCTCCCTTTTATAGCCGTACAGCTATACAAAATAATAACCCCTTTGCGTTCTGTCGTCAATCCCTGTTATCAATTCGATATTTGACGTTTTAAGGCGGTTTTATATGCCTGTGATAAAATAACCAGAATCACGCTGGAAGCCGTTAAAACGTCAAATAGAAGCCAATACAACTATATATAATTGTCAATGCACATCACACCGGGAAACAAGCCCCGGTGAAGTCCTGGCACAGGTCACGAACCACCGCCGCCCGGAGCGGATGCAGGACACTAGAAAAAGAGCAGCGGTTTTACTGCTCTAAATAGTTTATATTTGCGACCCCGGGCAAATCCCGGAAGAACTCAGAAAAGCCGCCGTCAGTAACATTGTACTGGCGGTCAGATGTCGGAATCATGCGACCGTTTTTTATCTCCATACAGGAAAGTTGCAAATATCCCGGTATTTTAGTGGATTTATGCAGAGCATACCGCATAAAAGACACCGCCCCAGACTGACACCGCGCCGGCGGCAAGTCGTACCAGATCAGTGGGACTGCACCGGAAGAAATAGCATCAAATACTTTTCTAGCGTCCTTTTCTGCCGATTCTTTAATTTTATCAAATTCGGAAAAATCGCCGCTTTTTATGGCATCAATAGTCTGTTTTGACGATGGTTTTATAATTCTATCTATCATATAAAATCCCCTTTCTGGTTAGAAAAACAGGCGGGAAAACCCGCCCGAAATTCGTTTATTTAGTCCAAACAATCCTAATTTCTTTTTACAAACTCGATTTCTGTATAATTTTCCCCGGTCACCTCGTTTACAAATGCCAAAATTCCGGTTCTTGTGAAATCAAAACGCGAAAAATCAAATCCCTTTTGCGCAAGCCTATATTCATAAGAGCGCCCGCAGCCCTCAGAGTCGTAGTATGTGCCGTCGACATGTAACGCGTTAAGTTGCACCACTGGGCACCCTTTTTTATTTGCGTCGCGTCTCTGGTAGCCGCCAAAATCTGCAACAACGCGCAGGCCGTCCAGCGTGTCAAATTCTGCACGAACTCTGCAATTTGGCACATCTGAGCCGTTTCTGTAGCCTGTTCCCGTGCGTCCGTATTCTACTAATGTTAATTTTTTCATGTTTTTAATCCTCCTGATTTTATTTTAAAAGGCCGCCGGGGAAATGCTCCCCGGTACGCTTGCCGGCCTAATTTTCCGTAAGTCTTTTGAAAATATCAATTGTAAGAGCTGCAAGCCCCCTTTTCTTGTCTGACATATAACCATGTCTTTTACTTCTCAGCGCTTTTTCAACAGTTTTCAAACTGTTTACACCGTAAGATGCGGCTTTTTGAAGTGCCTTGTATTCTTCAGAAGTAACCGGAACAGCTTTCAATGTATTGGGATTAATGGAAAAATCTTCTTTATCTCCCGGGTGGAGTATCTGGCAAATAGGAATATAAAGATCAGTCCCCATGTTTTCACCAATATTCCAAACAAAGTAGTTACCCGGGATTTTCTTCACAATTTCAAAAGTATGTGTATTTCATAAAGATGTAGAAATGATTTTGTTTCCCTCGATTTTTACTGTTGCGTATGCCATATTATTTACCTCTCTTTTTATTTTTTTTGAAAGCCGGCGGTTGCGTTGGGGCTACGGCTTGACCGCCGCCGGAGGGATTAGTCTAAATAATTAACCTTAGATATGCTATATTCTGTTTTTAGTTTCTCAAAAGCGCGTTCCGTAACTATATAATAATTTGTATCGTTTTCCACTTTATCAAGACGAATCCCACGCCCTTTTAGACTTAATTTAGTTGTTAAAAACCAGTGATCACCGTAATAACTCCGGCTTGCGTCAATCTGACATTCTGGCTTTTCTTGCCCCATTTCCGGCGTGTACATATACAACCCGGGAGCGGCAACCAGGGCGGCTATCTGACTCTCTAATGTCTTTAATTTTTGACGCCCGATTCTGCGAAGTGTCAGCAGTTCGGACTGCGTTATTTTGCTTTGCCTTGCTAATTCTTCAGCGGTTCCAAGGTAAAACTCTGTAGTTTTTACAGTTTCAGAAACCTCGAAGAACTGTTTTAAGTTTATGAATCCGGTCGACTCCTGAACCGGGAAAGGAATGATTTTACACATTGTTTTTTCTCCTTTTCTGTGATATTCTGTTTTTGCTGATATTTTAATGATTTACAATTTATACTGTGGGGGAATCCGGGCTTTTCGTCCGGATTCCTTTTTTTATGACGCCATTTTATAAAGAATCAAGAATCTTAATTCTTCATATTGTCGGGAGTTAATCCCGGTGAAGTCGTTCCCGATCAGGTCCAGGAGCTTTTCCAGCTTTCTTTTTGTGTGGGCCTTTTCAATCTGGGACAGATAGATGTTATATCTCATTTTTTATTTCCTCCAGTCTAATAATAAGCCCTAACTCGTTATTCTTGTTTGATCTTGTGATATAGAAATCAATCACCCGATCATCAAAATATTTTTTGCAGGTCTGAAGCATTTTGCCGCTCATTTCCCATTCTACAAGCTCGCTTTTTCTGCCTTTCTGGATTTCGAAGAAATCACAGTGCATTGTGTTGAATAAGTCTAAAAATTTAATCATGTTTTTTTCTCCGTTCTCCCGGCTCTGCGTCCGGGTTGTTTGCTCTCTGTTGATGGTTATATAATACACTAATTAAGCACTAATAGCAATTGACATAATGTACAAATTAAGCACTAATTATTTATGGCAAATTGTGCATTATGATTAAGCACTAAAATTGTTGACAATTAAGCACGCGCATATTATAATGAAGAAAAATAAAGGAGGAATAAACATGGCAGAATTAACAGTAGAAGAAAAAGCAATAAAGAATAGAGAAGCAGTAAAGAAATGTATGAAAAATAAGGATAGAATAAATGTGATCTTACCGCAGGGAACACTCGACAGAATAAACGCATACGGATTAAAAACCAACGCTTTCGCAAGGGAATTAATTCTTGCAGAACTTGATAAAATGGATAGAATGAAAAAAATGTAAATTAAGCACAAATAACTATTGACAATTAAGCACAAATAATATATACTGTAACCATAGAAAGGAAGTGGTTACAGAATGAGTGATTTATTCAATATTCCAGATAAAGACCGATGTGGATAAAATAAAATCAACGACAGGCGACGGAACTCAGGAGGGGAGCGGTAGCCAGAGCGCGAAAAGAATAAGAATTTAGCAGCCAGATCACGCCGGGCAAGGTGCCGGAAGGTCTGGCTTTTTGTGCACTATATGCCTAAAAACGACGTATTACAAGATGTATAAATATATAATAACTGTTTATATAATCCCCTCCAAGATTCTAGAGACCTAGAGTTTATTAATATACATGATATACAGTACTGTATAGATATATAGAGTTAATAAGAGTAATGTAACAGTAAAAATAAAATTAAATAGACTGTTGACAGTGATATAAAAGTATGATAAAACAGAATTAACAACCGAATAAGCCGAAAGGTAATAAGAATAATAAGACTATTTAAGACGATTAAAACCGAGCAGATCGGAAAGAAGAAAGGGATTTAGAAAGGTCCCAGAGTGTATCTGCAAGCGTGTTTTTGTCGTCTTTTTTTATTTCAATTTTTGGAGGTGATACAGTGAAAAAGAGTAATACAACAGTAACAGAACAGGGAATAGAAGTATATGAGAATGATATATACAGGCTTGTGGATGAATATATAAACACTGTGTTACAAGTATCTCCAGAAGAATTTGACACACAGAAAGAATATAAAGCTGTTGTTGCTGATAGTTTTGTAGATATGATCTTTTATATTGCGGATAGAATACCGAAACCAAGTAACGATGATATAGAGTTGCTGGATAATATATTTAATATATTTGTCAGGGTATGTAGCAAATACAATGTGTTGCCAACATTAGAAGTATTTAGCTTTTTAGTTAATATTAATCGGTCAACATTTAGTGATTGGATGCGTGGGGACTATAGAACAAGCTCATCGCATGGCACCACGGTTAAAAAATGGTTTGATATCTGCAAAAATTGTACAGTCAACAGATTGAACAACCAGCCCGGCACAAATGCCAATTTGATATTTGTCGCAAAAGCAGCGTACGGCATGGCAGAGACAGCACCAGTACAAACAGCACAGCAGGACGGCATACCACACCAGACAGCGCAGCAGATCGCAGATAAGCACAGGGCGGCACTGGAACTTCCAGAGATGGAAAAGCCGGAACTATAACAGATCAGAGGCCCGAAGAAGTACGCAGAGGGCGGACAAAAGAGCATGGAAACAGCTTAAGTAGTGTAAATTGTATAACATGTACAATATAAAACGACTGTATTTGTTTAATATGTACACCAATCTATAAAGAAAACTGAAGTTTGTTCCATAGATACATATGTTCTGACTGAATAACCGTTATCACACGTTCCCTTGACCACTGCCGCAGGCCATTAAAGGTCAGCGTTAAGCCAGGAAAGCGGGAACCCATGGGGCGGCGGGCTTCCTTGGTAGCGCCCGGCATGGATACCGGGGAGGGGGTGTATATAAGCCCCAACACGCGCCGAGTGAGTACTCCGAGTTCCCGAAAAATTAAAAAAGTCTCCTCTAACAGCAGGGCTTTAAAATTCCGAAAAAAAAGAGTTCCCCATGGCAGAGATAGTGATTGCAACACGAAAGCCATAAGCCTTAATGGTTTCTCTGCCAGAAAAAAATAAGGTGATACCAAGAAAGGCAGGTATAAGTATGAAGATAGGATATGCAAAAGAGTCAGGCATTTGGTTTCCATTGTCTGCAAAGAAAAAGATACTTTTGAACGAAGAAATTGACACATTTGTTTATGACTCAATAGATGAAAATAATAATTTCGAACATCTTTGCGAAAACATGAGAAATGGTGATTCGTTGATTATTTGCGGAGTTGATGATATTGGAAATACCAAGGATGAAATCGAAGAAACATGGAGACGACTCCGTGATTTGAATATTGAAATTTATGTGCTTACAGCTCCGATGTTGTTTCACAGAGAAAACATGACGTTAGAAGAATCATTTGTAAGAGACGTGTCACTTAGTGTACTTGCTTCTCAGGTTGAAATTGCTAATCAGAAATTAAAAGCAATAAATGATTTATGATAATCACTCACATTCACAGAAGGGTAGGAACAAGATGGAGAAAATAGTAAACAACGATGGATACCTTCGGTCAGGGCTGATGGATATTGCTAGACAGTTGCTGAACATCTGTAACGAAAGTGGTATTTCTAATATTCAGATAGCCACATCACCTTGGAAAGAAGGTGAAGGGATTACACTTTTAGCAAAAGCTGATGATAAACCAATCCTTTCAGTAAGGATGGACACTGCCTATGAAAAAGAATAACCCTCAGGGCGAATCAATCAGAATCCGGCTCACATATCAGCTAGAACGAAAACTTATAGCCGAAAAGAACCGGACCGGCAAAAGCGTATCGCAGATCACCAGAGAAGCATTGGAACAATATTTCCGAAAGAGATAGGCAAAACGCCGACTCAATTTTTCTCAAAAAAATAAAAAAGAGGTTTTTATATGTCAGAAGAATACAGTGAACGCTTTGATGAACTTCGTAAGAATCGAGTCGAGGTAAGCTATCATAAATACGGTCCTGCCAGGAAGAATTTCAAAACCGGGAACGTGCAGGCACTTCCGTCTATGGAACGGTGTATTGAAAAATATAATTCTACCGGAAACACAGAATATCTCGTGGATGCAGCAAATTACCTCATGTTCGAGTTCATGTACCCGCAGCATCCTAAAGCACACTTCAAAGCTACAGATAGTAAGGATAGTGCCGGGATAGTCGGAATCAGCGTAAAGGAAATGGAGGATTTGATGAATGAACAATACTAACTCTGTAACTGTTACGTACGCAGTAGCCGTTCTAAGGCACGAACTTCTGATACATGGAGAAGTTTACAATGGTTTCAAAGCAAGCCTTAAAACAGCGATTGAGAAGTACTGTACATGCGGCCTGCCATTCGAGCCAGAAGAAGAAACTGCCGGTAAGATTCTTGATTTTATGATCGGAGAGGAACAGAAAGAATGATTCTTGCAAAATTCGTAGCAGCTATGTTGGATATTGCATTTTTCACATTGGTTTTAGCATTCCTTATATCACAGGATGAAACCGAAAAGAAAGGCAATCCAATAGCAATGGCAGTATTTATATTGATGGAAATTTGTTTCGCAGTTAATGCAGTTGTGATTTTTAGATTATAAAGGAGGACACAAGTAATGAAATTTTCAGAAGCATTCAAACTTATGAAACAAGGAGCAAAAGTGAAACTTCCGGGATGGGGTGGCTTTTGGTATTGGGACGCAGAAAAAGAAACGATTATGATACAGTGCAGACCTCAGGATAGCGATACTCAGGGAGAACTACTTGACATCAGGGAAACTCAAAGAGTCGAATACACAACTATGAATATGCAGTCTGATGAATGGATTATTGCGGACGAAACAAACTGCCAGGTACTCGGCGGTGAAGCAACATTCTCTTTCGGGGATGCAATTAAGCACATGAAGCGCGGACTTAAAGTGGCAAGAAAAGGTTGGAACGGAAAGAAACAGTACATTCAGCTCGCCACTGGAATTTCATATAAGACTGCTGATAATGAAATTGTAAATTGTGAGCATGATGCAATCGGAAACAAAGCCATTGCTTTTGTTGGAACATCTGGTGTACAGATGGGATGGCTTGCATCCCAGGCAGATATGTTAGCAGAAGATTGGATTTTTGCAGAATAAGAGGAGAACCCAATGTGGTTAGCATTCACAATACAAATTCCCCTGTTCGCCATACTGATTGAACGGGTGAAAATACAAGAAAAGCAGAAACCTATCGTTCTTAGGTTCGGGAAAGCCTTTGAATCTGACAGGTCGAGGCATCCAGAGTAGCTTAGGTCTGCGTCAGTGAAATACAATTTCCCAAAGTAACTGGCGCGGACTTAACGGTATAAATATAGACATGATGCTTTCTAAAATTTTATAAAATATATCACTCTATCACGAGTCCGGGTAAAATCCCGGACAAATAATGGGCTATCGCCAAGCGGTAAGGCACAGCACTTTGACTGCTGTATTCGCGGATTCGAATCCCGCTAGCCCAGTCGGACTATATTGTTTAGCCATGATATAGTTCCCCTCCGAATTGGTTCCATCTATCCCAACGGGGATGATTAAAGGGGCTTCAAATGCCCCGGATGGACTCTGCTTATGCAGAACAGCATTTAGACCCTTTGTTGCGACTGAGAGGGCAAGAATCGCAACAGCAGAGGAAGTTACTCTTGAACTGCAATAACCCTCTGCTCAGGAAACTTAGTTCAGTTGGCAGAACGGTCGGCTCATAACCGACAAGTCACAGGTTCGAGTCCTGTAGTTTCCATTTCTTCCATATGCTGTCTATCCGTTTTATGGACAGAAAAAACTGTTGAATGAGTGTATGTGGATTGTTTTCATGAAAGGTGTGTAACGGCACAGCCTATTCGATGAAGATGATTCCCCGTTCGGCACAGTCTCTGAGTTAAATTGTCGTCAATAGGTGCACATTGAGGACAGGAAGTTTTCAAGAGGCATATAAAAGGTTTCGTCGTTATCCACAATGACATGAATATCCAAATCCGAAACAACTCCGTGGGACTGGCACGGCATAAAACAGCCTAGTGGAAAGCATAACACGATAAACATATTGCTAACCCGGGGTTTCCGGGTTATGGGAGAATATTCCGTAGAGGTAGCGGGGCAGACTGTAAATCTGTTGCTTAACAGTTCGGGTGGTTCAACTCCATCTTCTCCCACTATTTTGTAAAATAAACAAAATATGAGGATACTGTCCAAGATGTAAGAAACAGTCGGCTTGTGAGCTGCCGGTACAAATATGCTGAAAGTTCACGTATATCGCAGGATAGAGAAGTGGAATCTCACAAGGCCCATATCCTTGAGAACGGCGGTTCGAATCCGTCTCCTGCAACTTAATCCGCTTAGAGTTAAGCTGTTTGTATACAGGTGGTCTATGTCTCAGGTGGATTTACGCTATAGCGAAAGAAGTGAAATTCAGCCCAGATAATGTCTGACCGTTAAAGACGGTGAATATGGCAAGGTAGCTCAGTTGGTAGAGCAGTAAAAAGAGCGTAAGTCATGTCTGTGACTTCTACAGCAATCATTCTTTCATTCAAAATGGTATTTGTCGATGGTTCGAATCCAGCCCTTGCCACTTATGTGATGCTTACAGCAATCATTTGGACATAACTGCTAATTATGAAACCCAAAAGCATCATGAAAATTTATGGGACACTTACAGCAACTTATTCTTAAATAAAATCTCAGGCGAATAACCTATAAATTATTTTATCGTGTCCTGAAAGGAGAAAGAACATGGATTTTGCAAATGCAATGAAAGAAGAAAGTAAGTTTACAAGAACCGAGAATGGCGCAGTTGCACTGAATACCACAAGTGATGCAAGGCTTGATTTATTCGGAACTATTGGTGCATTAAGAGATGCCGATGAGAATAGAATCACTACATTGTTCTCAGAAGCGTATGCACAGGATAAACTCTTTGCTACGAAGATTGCTTTTTACGCAAGAGATATTCGAGAGGGATTAGGAGAAAGAAAAACTTTCCGAACCATTATTCGTTATATGGCAGAGCATCATCCAGAAGCACTTAGACCGAACCTTGATTTGATTGGAGTGTTTGGAAGATACGATGATCTCTACGAACTGATTGGAACGCCACTGGAAGATGATATGTGGAAAGTCATGAAGAATCAGTTCGAGGAAGATTGGAAAAATATTCTTACAGGAAATAGTGCGATTTCATTACTCGGAAAATGGATAAAGACAGCCGATGCGAGTAGCCCAAAAACAAGAAAGCTTGGAATTTTAACTGCTCACAAACTTGGATATTCAGTTTTTGAGTTCAAAAGAATGGTTCGTAGCATGAGAAAGCGAATCGGTGTCGTTGAAAGCCTTATGTCCGCCGGTAAATGGACTGAAATCAAATATCCAGAAGTTCCAAGCCGTGCAATGATGATTTATCGTAGAGCCTTTGTAAAACATGATCCTGATGGATTCAGCGAATTTATCAATAAAGCCGATAAAGGAGAAGTTAAAATTAACGCTTCAACTTTGTATCCATATGACATTGTAGAGAAAATCCTTTATGGAAGAGAAAACAATAAAGTTCTTGAAGCACAATGGAAAGCACTTCCAGATTATATTGAACAGGGAACAAATGCACTGATTATGGCTGATGTCTCCGGCTCGATGTGTGGAAGACCAATGGCAACATCAATCGGTCTGGCGATATATTTTGCTGAAAGAAATACAGGTGCATATCATAATCTGTTTATGACGTTCTCTAGTAATCCGCAGATTGTTACATTAAAGGGTGAAACACTTCACCAGAAAATAAAAAATGTCGAAAATGCAGATTGGGGCGGTAATACAAACCTTAAAGCAGCATTTGAGAAAGTACTTGATATTGATGAAAAGAACAACGTTTCACAAGAAGAAATGCCAAAAGCCATAGTTGTTATTTCCGATATGGAAATTGATTACTGCGGAGATAAGAATTGGTCTTTCTATGACAAAATGGAAAAGAAATTCCAAAAAGCCGGATATGTTATTCCGAACGTTATCTTCTGGAATGTATACAGCAGACATGATGTATTTCATGCTGATGCAAAACGTAAAGGCGTACAGCTTGCAAGCGGTCAGTCGGTGAAAGTATTCAAACAGGTATTACAGAATCTTGGATATAATCCAATTGAAGCTATGGAAAACACAATCAATTCAGAGAGATACGATTGTATCACTGTTGAATGAAATATAAGGTGAAAATCAACTCAGTTTTTTAACTGGCCGTGACAAGCGGTACGGAATGTAGCTCAGTGGTAGAGCAATGGCATTGTAAGCTATGCGCCGCAGGTTCGATTCCTGCCTTTCCGATTCCAATGAACTGCAATCATTGGAATTTTTCTCTTACTTCGTTCGGTTCCAGTGTTTCTCGTTGGGAGATTTATGCCGTTCAAGTCGGCGCACTGGACTTTTTTAAATTGAGGTGTTAATTATGCAAAAAGAAAAGTGTTGTAAAACATGTAAGAAACATGACGATTTTACATGGGTATGTTTCAACGGCGACAGTGAACACTGCGCTGATTTTACGGAACCAGATTGTGTTTGCGAATTTTGGGAGGAGAATAAGCATGAGTGATTTGTCTGAACTTCTTAATAGTGGCGGTCTTATTATAAAAGAGCTGGAAAACGAACCGCCCATAGACCCTATAAAGGTAGCAGATTGGTTGATTGATCGCGGATTAAAAACTGGAATCCGATTATACGGAAAAAGTGAACTTAGACAAATTGCCAAACACCTTTTAATTTATTGTGGGGACGAATAATGCAAATAGCAGGAAAAGAAATTAAAGACGAATGTTCCAGATGCGGAAATATCCTCGAATGCGAGTTGTTCCGTCAGGGACATGGAATAAAACAGGAACGTGAGAATATAGCGAAGATGATTGAATGCCAGATGAAGCACAGGGAGAAAAGAGAAAAATGAACGAACTGAAAGTATTGAATGAGCAGGAAGTATTAGGAAAACAGTTTCGAGTATACGGGACGGCAGAGGAACCACTATTCTTAGCAAAAGATGTAGCGGAGTGGATTGAGCACAGCAAGCCATCAGTAATGATTGAATCTGTAGATGAGGATGAGAAAGTCAAAGTAAATAATGTTTACTTTGAAAATAGAACCGGCGGGAATGGAACATGGTTCCTTACCGAGAACGGACTCTACGAAGTCTTAATGCAGTCCAGAAAGCCGATTGCCAAACAGTTCAAGAAAGAAGTTAAAGAGATTCTGAAGACTATCCGTAAGCACGGCATATATGCTACAGACAATGTTATTGACAATATTCTGAATAATCCAGACTTCGGCATCGAACTTCTAACCAAACTGAAAGAAGAACGTGCTGCGAGAGTAGAAGCCGAGAGAAAGAATGCTATTCTGATGCACGTCAACAAAACCTATACCATTACTGAGATTGCAAAAGAACTGGGACTGAAATCAGCAATACAGCTAAATCGGATTCTGGCAGAGAAAAAGATACAGTATCAGGTAAATGGTACGTGGGTGATGTTCTCGCAGTATAGTAATTGCGGATATGAAGAAATCAAACAGGAAGTTCTGGACTCTGGGAAAGTGATCTACCATAGACGGATTACACAGATGGGACGGGAGTTTATTCTTGATTTATTTGAAAAGACAGCGTAATTGAAAGGGGAGATTTCCATGTTTAATAAATTTTTTAATCTATACATAAGATACAAGACCAAAAATCTCAAAGCAATTCCGTTGTTCGTAATGACATTTGACTGGAAGAAATTTCAGAAAGACGGTAAAAAAGATAGTTGCACATTATATTCAATACATCCAGACATTGCAAACGACCCGTTCTTAAAAGAAAAGTTGTCTGAATGCGTGGTTTATATTCGAGATAACTATGACATGGAAATATTTACTAAGCTTTAAGGGAGGATTGTTATGAGAACTGAAGATTTGAAGAGCTGGACAGTAGATCAGTTGAAAGAAGAACTTGTTCGGTTGGCTGATGAGAGAGAAGCGAAGCAACATGAGATTTTAGACAAGGATAATAAAATCAACGAACTTCAGGCTGAACTGGATAAAATGTGCGCTTATAACAATGAGTTAAAAAGACAGGTGGGCGAAAAGGCAGATACACCATTTTACGACGAATCTGCAGAAATCGCAAAATATCACAGACAGCATCAGGACGATTGCATTACGATTAATCAGTTACATACAACACTTGACGTTCTGATTGACCGATATGCGAACCTGAGAAAGATTCATGGGCTGAGCTGATGAGAATTATTTATTCAGGCTCGGACATTGATTTTCTTGACACCACATACAATATCGAGGGAGAATGCCACCGAATGAACATCCCGACTAGGTTTTATCCAGACAGACGCTTGCTTCTGGCAGGGAATACGACCGTAATATACAACAAAACGGAAAATCTTTCTAAAACATGGAAAGCAGATTACATCGGGGACAATTATTTGACAATTTTGACATTGATCAGAAAGGACAACGGTAAATGAGCATTAAAACAGCACTTGAATCAGAAGGAGTAGACTTCTCTGAATATATGAATATACCCGAACCATGGGACGGCTCAGCACAAATTAAAATGGAAAATGGTACAAAATGGGTGATTTGCCCGTTTTGTGGAAAGAAAGCCTTAAAGATTTTCCCGACCACAAAGATTTATCGGATGCCGTATAAATGTAAGGGTAGCAACTGCAAGAAAGAATTTATGGTGAATGTATGAACAAAAAACGGATTAAATGCTTCTTGACAGGTGGATGCAAGTTCAAAAGTTCTGATACAGAATCGAAATGTAATGACAAAGAAAAGACTTGCACTATTACGGAAACTTGCTACAAATGCGGGAAGAAGTACACTGCTGTATTCACTTACAAACAGTTAGGAATTCCAGTGAGGTGAAGGGAGAGTTTATGAAGAAAATATTTTTTGCTGTGTTATTATTAATGATGCTGTTTGGATTAACAGCATGTCAATCGACAACAAAGAGTTTGGGTGGGACAACCACAATAAAATTAAAACCAGGTGTAAAACTGGAAGAAATCACATGGAAAGACGATGATTTGTGGTATCTTACTCGACCAATGAGAGATAACGAATCAGCTGAAACACATACATTTGACCAGTCAACTGATTTTGGTTTCGAAGGTCAAGTAATTATTATTGAAAAGAATAAATAAATAAATAAATCAGTCAGAGAGCCAGAAAGGAGTGCCATTATGAGCAACTTGAAGATATTTACAGAAAACATCGAACCAGAAGCGTTAAATCAGATTTATACATTGATAAAACAGCCTGCATTTTCTGAATGTAAAGTACGAATCATGCCAGATGTTCACGCAGGAGCAGGGTGTGTAATTGGATTTACTGCTGATCTCGGAGATAAAGTAATTCCGAACATTGTTGGTGTGGACATTGGATGTGGAATGCTTACAACACAAATTCCTGCCGATGTGGGGACAATAGATTTAAAAAACCTTGACAAAGCAATAAGAAACAATGTTCCGGCAGGAAGAAATGTACGTGACGAAATCATAAATTTTGAAGAATTAGAAGAACTTCACTGCTTCCATCAGCTTAAAAATATCGAATGGATTCGCAGGAGCCTTGGTACGCTTGGGGGCGGAAATCATTTTATTGAAGTTGACACTGATTCAAAAGGGGTAAATTATCTTGTAATTCACACTGGAAGTCGGAATCTTGGGAAACAAGTAGCTGAAATATATCAGAAAATTGCCATAGAAGACATGCAGGGTACAGACAAGCTCGAAACTGAAATACAAAAATTGGTGAAAGAATACAAGCGTTCTGGCAGACGCAAGGAAATCCAAAATGGTATTGACGAATTAAAGCGAAAATGGAATCCGGACAAACTAGGCATTCCAAAAGAATTATGCTACTTGACGGGTGAACATAGAAAACAATATCTACATGATATGAAAATCTGTCAAGAATTTGCAAGAATAAACAGACGATGCATACAGAGCGCTATATTTTACACTATGAATTGGACGCTCCAAAGAAATACATGGTTTGATACAATTCATAATTATATTGACCACGATACAAACATTGTTCGTAAAGGTGCAATATCAGCTAAATCTGGCGAAAAAGTCCTTATTCCAATGAATATGCGAGATGGATGCATTATTGCAGTCGGAAAAGGAAACGAGGACTGGAATTGTTCAGCCCCGCATGGTGCAGGACGTATTATGAGCCGATCAAAGGCAAAAGAAAATATCTCATTAGAAGAATTTGAGAAGTCTATGAATGGGATATATACAACATCCGTTCAGAAATCTACGATTGATGAAAGCCCTATGGTTTACAAACCACCGAAAGAAATTATTGATAACATCAAAGATACCGTAGAAATAGTTGATATTATCAAACCTATATATAACTTCAAAGCAAGTGAATAATAGTCAAAGAGCCACATGAGAGCCAGACTAAATCCTAAGAAGAAAGGAGGTCTGGCTCTATTTTTATGCAAAAATTCACAGAAGGTTCGATTGAATGGTATCGGGAAATCCTAAATCAAATTATCAATGATAATATGACGGTCTATCAAAACCAGAAAGACTGCCTTGATCTGCTGTTAAATATGAATATTGACCTTCCTTTCAAGGATAATCCAGACGCGCAACAGATGGGGATAAAGGTAAGCCAGTATGCACACAATATCGCAGAAAGGCAAGCTGCTATTACTGGAAGCGGAGATTTTGATGATATTTACTGGAAATATTTGCTGTTGGAAGCACAGAACTATCAAGTTGACAGTGGATTGCTTTATCTTGAAAAGAACCGAATTCCAAAAGAACGATTTTATGAACCACGAAGAAATGTGTTTTTGCAGCATAACATCATAGGTTCATTGCAAGACTTGATGGATGATAAACTTGATATATTTGCGCTGAGCGTACCACCCGGTTGCGGAAAATCTACTCTTGAAGATTTCTTTCTGTCTCTGGTAGGCGGATGGTTTCCTAATGATTTTAATTTATCATCTGCACATAGTAGCATTCTTACCCGTTCTCTATATGACGGAGTTTTAGAAATAATCAATGATCCAGTTGAGTATACATGGCATGAGATTTTTCCGAATATAGAAATACAGGGAACAAATGCAAAAGAAACGACAGTAAACCTTGAAAGAAATGGACGTTTTAAAACATGGACGTTCCGATCAATTGACGGTTCTCTGACTGGTGCTACTCGTTGCAATAGATTCCTTACTGCTGACGACCTTGTGTCTGGCATCGAGGAAGCGCTGAATAAGAACCGATTAGATACCCTGTGGACAAAAGTAGTAAATGACTTGCGTTCTCGTAGGCTAGAGGGCTGCAAAGAGTTTTATATAGCTACAAGATGGTCAGTACATGACCCTATTGGAAAGCTACAGCAGTTATACGCCGGGAACCCTAGAGCAAGGTTTATAGCAGTACCGGCAATTGATGAAAACGGAAAGAGCAATTTTTTATTCACAGTAAATGGGTTCTCTGAGAAGTATTTCAACGATGCTAAAGAGTCCATGGACGAAATCTCTTATAACTGTCTTTATCAGCAACAACCGGTAGAACGTGAAGGATTATTGCTTCCACCAGATAAGCTAAAAAGATTTTTCTTTGGCAAAGAAGACGTTCCCGACGGATGCACGGACGAATACACAATTATACCAGACAAAGAAGCAGATGCGATATGGGCAGTGTGTGATACAAAAGATAAAGGTACAGATTTTGAATCATTACCTATTGCATATCAATATGGGGATAAATTTTTTATCCCGGACGTTGTTTTCGATGATACCACAGATTACGACATCCTGGACAGAAAGACTGCTGATATCTTGATAAAACACAATCCGCATAAAATCAGATTCGAGTCAAATAACGTAGGAAATCGTGTTGCACACAACATTCAAAAGATAATCTCAGGGAAATGCCGAGCGGATATCGAAACAAGACCTACGCAAGCAAATAAAGAGACAAAAATTCTCGTAAACTCTGATTACATATCAAAACATTTTTATTTTTTACATCCGAGCCAGTATAAACCAAAATCCGACTACGGATTATTTATGGGAAATGTGACCACATATACCACAAGGGCAAAAGTAGCTCATGATGATGGCCCGGACAGCTTGGCGATGATGGCAGAGTACGTGCAGAATCCATTAGGCGGAAAAGCAACTGCAATGCGCAATCCATTTTGGGGAAGGAGATAATATGACAACAAGAGAATATTTAGGGCAAATTCAGAAATATGACAAGCTTATTAAAAATAAAAAATACGAAGAAGAACATTTAAGAAGTCTTGCTCTTGGGCTTAAATCGTTCTCATATGGTGAAAAAGTTCAGTCTACTCCGAATCCCAATCAAATGACCGATGCCGTAAGCGAACTTGTTGACATTCAAACAGAAATCAAAAAAATGGTTATTGAATACACAAAGAAAAAGCAAGACATTATTGAAACAATAGACAAGGTGAGCGATATCAATTCAGATTTGTATGATCTGCTGTTTAGGCGATATGTAAAAGATGAAAGGCTTGAAATGATTGCCTGTGAAATGGGATATTCCTATTCTCATGTGAAATTATTGCATTCGAAAGCACTGAATATCGTCAAAAACATTAAGAATTTTGAAAGTTAATACCTGATAATACTGAATAATACCTGCATATATTATATAATATAAGCTGTAAAATAAGCACCGGGAAGAACCCTTGGTGCTTTTTTCATGCAGAAAAATAGGAGGACAGGCAGTGGGGAGAAACAAAATAAACTTTGTTGACCTATGCCAAGGAGAATTTGGCAGAAAAACTGCCTATACTGGCGTAGACCAGATTACTCCCCAGAACGTGGCACAGGTCCTTTCTGATACAATCGGAATCCATAACAGGAATAGAACCCTGATGGATTATCTTTACAGATATTACAAAGGCGATCAGCCAATTTTATATCGTGAAAAACTTGTTCGCCCAGAGGTCAACAATAAAGTTGTTGAGAATCATGCCCTTGAAACAGTCAAATTCAAGGCAGGACAGATATATGGAGAACCTATTCAATATGTCTGTAAAAAGAAAAAAGCGAGTGAAGAAACAAACGAACAAGTTGATAGGCTCAATGATTATCTGGACGAAGCCAATGCAGACGCCAGAAATATTCAACTTGGAATATATCAGAGCGCGGTAGGAACTGCATACAAGGCAATCCTGAGAGAAGATGAATGGACAAAGGATGGAGACTTACCACCTTTCAGAATATTTATCCCATCACCGCAGGATGTATATATTGTTTATTCAAGCGTTACTGGCAAACCAGTGCTTTCCGTCCAGATTTTAAAAGACGAGGACAATCAGCAGTATTACCAGTGTTATTCTTCCAGACAGTATTTCAAAATACAAAATGGAGCGGTAACAGAATCTGGAATCAATGGTTTTGGCGGTATTCCTATCATTGAATATCCAAATAATCACGACAGACTTTCTGACATTGAAATTGCGATCACAATGTATGATGCAATCAACAAATATCAATCTGACAGACTGAATGGGGTTGAACAGTTCGTACAAGCCTTGATGAAATTTAAGAACTGCGAGATTGACGAAGCAGAATTTGTAAAAATGATAAAACTCGGTGCTGTATCTGTAAAAGACGTCGGGAATGGAACACAATCAGACGTTGACTTAATGACTGCTGAATTAAATCAGTCAGAAAGTCAGGTTGCAAAAGATGATATTTACAACAATATGCTGATTGTAGAAGCAATGCCGAATCGACAGAGCAATACCGGTGGAGATACAGGAAATGCAGTGTATCTGAGGAATGGTTGGGATTTTGCAGAACGAGACGCAAAATTGGTAGAAGCATCTACGAAAGAAGCTGAAAAAGCATCTGCCAGAATTATTTTGAATATCATCCGAAAAACTTCAATGGATGTAAATATCTCGACCAGAGACTTTGATGTAAAAATCACCAGAAACCCGACAGATAACATGCTTGTCAAAGCGCAGGCGCTTGATTATCTGTTCAAAAATAAAATTCATCCGCTTATTGCGCTGATTACTTGCGGATTATTTAGTGATCCACAAAAAGTATATGAAATGAGTTTGCCATATCTCGGAACCATTTATCCGGAATTGGCAGACCCAGACTCAGAGTTGCAGAAAGCGCAAGATTTGCTGAATGGCTTCAATAAGGATGTGATTTCAGAATGAGTATTTCATCATACGATGAATTAACTATCAGGCCCAACAATCGCAGAAGTGAACCGTATAAAGAATATTTCAGCAAAATGTCAATATCAGACAAAGAAAAGCAAGAAAGGATAGCTTTTTCTGAACAAATGGAAGAAGTTGTCCTTTATATTTTAGCGTTGATAGAAACAACCATAGAAAGTGGAGAATCAGATCAAGAATACATTCAGACTCAATTTTACGACAAATATCTGGATGTAATTGCTTCGTATATGCTTATAGACACATATATCAAGCAATATGCTCTTGACGTGACAAAACAAATTATTGATGCAACATTTGAAAGATTTTCTGCCGAAGACAAAAGCATTACTGATGATTATTACCTGTCTAATGACCGGGCAATGTTTATTTCAGAATGCGAAGCTAATTCGATACTGAATTACAGACAGTATTCAAAAGCTGTGAAAGCAGGAAAGACAAAGAAGAAATGGATTGACGTAGGAGACAAAAGGGAACGAAAGACACACCTCGAAGTCGGAGAAACCATACTCCCGATTGATGAGCCGTTCTCGGTTGGAGATAGCTTGCTACAATTTCCAAAAGACACCTCGCTAGGAGCTTCGGCAGACGAGATTGTGAACTGCCGGTGTTCAATTCAATACAGTTAATTTAGAGACGAGTAAAATCGTCTCTTTTTTATTAAAAAAATATGCACCCCGATAGCGTAATCATGGGAGACACCTTGAGCTGAGCGAACAGCGTAAAAAAGCGTATTGGTGACAGGAGATTTCAATGACAAGAGAAGATGTAAAGAAGATCTTTCCAGATGCAACCGATGAGCAGATTACCTCTTTCCTGAATCAGTCAAATTCTGATGTAGCTAAGGAAAAAGCAAAAGCCCAGAAAGTAAAAGAACAAGCTGAAAAAGCAGATGCACTGGAAAAAGAGCTGGAAGAACTCAAACAGCAGAACATGACAGATGCTGAGAAAGCAGAACTGGAACGTCAGAAAGAAAAAGCCGCAAACGAGAAAAGAATTTCTGACCTTGAATCTGCACTTGCGACTTCCCAGAGAGAAGCTCTGACAGGCAAAATCACTTCTATTTTTGCAAGTGCAGGAATGAAAGGAGATGCCTATGCAGGAGCAATCAAAGCATTCTCAAATATGGATGCCGAAGATGCACTCAAAGAAGCCCAGAATTTTGTTGATGAAATTTCCGAAATAAATAAATCAACGCTTGATACCGCAAAAGCCGCATGGGAAAAAGAAGCCCTTGAAAACACACCTAATCCGGGTGGCGGTAAATCTGGTGGAGAACCAGAAAAGAAAAGCGAAGCATCTGAATATGCAAAAGCGTACTCAGCAAAAATGTGTCCAGAAAATAAACCGGCAGATGATAATGCCCCAGTAAATATTTAAGAAAAGGAGATTTAGATTATGGCTTTTATGAAAACAGAGCAGTACGAATCCACACCTAATATTCTCGAATCCGAGGTAGGACTGGTACTTAAAACCTATACAGCAGAACAGACAAATGCTGAAACCGTTGGAACTAAGAAGATTATCAAGGCAGGTTCTGTATATCCGACAAACGCAACTGGTGCTAAAGGCATTGTGTTTGAAGACGTCGATATGACAGACGATACAAAACGACCGATTTCCGTAATTGTTGCAGGACGTGTTCTTGAAAAAAGACTTCCGGTAACAGTAGAAACCACTGCGAAAACAGAGCTTGAAAAAGCAGGTATCGTTTTTGTAACTACTACAGACCCAGAATTTTAAGGAGGTAAACAGATGCCATTTAATATTTTAGAATCAATCACACAGGAAGAAAGACTTAACTTTTCTCAGGATTTCAGCGTAAAAAGACCCGGCATTCTTGACACCATCTTCCCGGATGTCAAAACACAGTTCCTGAAAGCTGAATACTACAGACTTATGGCTGGACAGAGACTTCCAGAGGTAGCGTTCGTTCATGCTCTTGATACCGAAGCAGAAATCGGAACAAGACCGGGCTTCGAAAAAGTTCTGACTGAAAAACTCTTTATTAAGAGAAAAATCAATCAGTCTGAGAGATTACAGCAGGCGATTGAAAACGGCGTGCCAGATGACAAGAACTTAAAGAGATTCGTATTTGATGATGCAGCCAATCTGTTTGAAGGTATTATCGCCAGAGCGAATGCCATGAAAGGACAATTCCTCTCTACTGGCGCAGTAAAAGTCAAAGAGAACAACGTGGATATGAGTATTGATTACGGCGTTCCGTCCAGCGCAAAGGTAGAAATGACAGACTGGTCTAAACCGGATGCAGATGTCATGGGTGATATCCAGAAGATGGTTGCTGTCGCAGAGGATAATGGCTTTGTGGTAAATAAAGCCCTTACTTCTCTTAAAATGATTAACTACATGAGAAACAACACTGCAATGCAGACAGCGGTCTTAGGAGCAGCGAATAAACGTCTCTTGACAAAACAGGAACTTGCTAATCTGCTTATGCAGGAATATGGAATCACAATTGATCGTTGCGATGGCCAGTTCAAATTTAGAAAGGCAGATGGCTCTCTTAAAGTAGAAAGATACTTCAAAGAGAATGTATTCACTCTGTATGAAGCAGAGCCGAACGGTTCATTTGGTACTGGACTCTGGGGCGTAACACCGGAGGAACTTGAATACAGACAGTTTATTCAGGAAGAGAATCGTTCCTTCGTAACACTGTCCATGTGGGCTACACAAGACCCAGTTGCAGTATGGACAAAAGCATCCGGTATGTTCGTTCCTGTTGCACCAAAAGCTAATGGCGGTATCGTAATCGGTACCAAAGCGGGGGAATAAACGGGCATAGTCTCGACGAGAACAGCCAGTCACCATCTGTAGCAAGTGTTAATGATGCTTCAAAACACAAGTATACAGAAAGCGAGCTGTCAAGCATGACAGTAGTTCAACTGAAACAGCTCGCAAGTGACAATGGCTATGCCCTGACATCGACAAATAAGGCTGGTATTATCTCAGAAATTTTATCTCAGCAAGGGTAGGTGATCTTGAATGAACGAACAGCTTGTGAATGATCTGAAAGAGTATCTATCCGATGATGCGGAAACTGACGGTATGATTTCTTTGTCTGTGAAGCGTGCAATTCGTTCGTTCAAAAAGAAACGCAACTATCCGTCTGGATATACAGATGAAAAAATCAATACCGATATGGAATACTGTTATGATTGCATATTTGATCTGGCTCTCTATTTCCTTGTGAAACAGGGGGCCGAGTTCCAAGAATCGCACTCTGAAAATTCAGTAAGTCGAAAATGGGAATCCGAAACGGAAATATATATCAATCATGGCGTTTTTCCGTTTGCAGGAAGTTTAATTTAAATAAGATGGTTGGGTCACGTGGCACAGTATTTTTGTCCTCCCGGAGTGCCGCTGGGTTGCTTATATTCAGTAGGGAAAAGCAAATGTTAAGGGAGTGAAGAAAGGAACTGGCGATGGGATGTGAACATGAATGTTTTAATGAACACCGCATAGAAGAACTGGAAAAGAATTTTCAGTTGATGCAAGAGAAGAACTCTGATCGTAGTAAAGAGTTTTATGAGCGTATCGGGGAACTGGAAAGAAAGACAGCATTAAGTGAGAATGACTTGAACCATATCAAGTCAACTGTGGATGAGATGAATAACAATATAAAGACTCTCATGGCAGTCCCGGGAAAGCGTTACGATACAATCATTGTATGCGTTATTACAGCGATTGTCAGCGCAGTTATCGGTTTTATGTTAAGCGGTATTCTTCCAGTTTGATTCCACTTGTAAGGGAGGACGGTGGAAATATGAATTATACAGACTTTTCAGAAGATGAAAGAAAATTTTATTTAAAAGAAGCAGGCTTTGATTCCAGAGAAGAAAAACTGTTTCGATTACGGGCTTATGGCGAAAAGACACTATGGGAAGCATCTGAACTTATGGGGTATAGTCCAAGAACCATAGACCGAATCAACAAAAGAATAAAGAAGAAAATTTCCAAAGTTGCCCCGATGTACTGTCGGGGCTTTTCTTTGTATTGTGGCGAAAACGTGGCGAAATAGTGACGTTCAAAAACAGAGTTCCTTCCTATATAATATAATCATAGGAGAAAACACAATGATTATGTTAAGAAACCCTTACGAGGGTATATGGGAAAAGCATCGTTCTATAGATGACATGGATATGATTCTTGAATCCCGGACAGGAGGAACAGATTATGGCAGGTTATCCGTATTATCCGCAACAGCCAATGATAAACAGCCCATACGGGCAAATACAACCGTATCAGGACAGGCTGGCACAATTGCAGAATAATTATCAACAGGCAATGCCTTATGGTCAAATGCAGATGCAACAGTTACAGTCAATTCCACAATCCCCTATGCTTCAAGGACAGATGGTGGATGGGATTGATACTGTAAAGGCTAAAGATGTGGATATGTCCGGCAATCCTGTTTACTATCCAAAAACAGACGGAACTGAAATTTACAGAAAACAGCTTCAATCCGATGGAAGGAGCAGGATTTTTGTTTACCGACTCGTAAATCCAGATGAACAGCAATCTAAGCAAGATGAAAAGCAGATTGACATTGAAGCAATGTTTAATCAGCTTCGGAATGATGTTTGCTCTGAGATTTCTGAAATAAAGAGCATGTTTCCGACACAGATGTCGGGGACATCGGAACCTAAGCAGAATGGAGGTAGGCAGAGATGATGAACCCTATGCAACTTATGCAGATGATACGTAACGGTGGAAATCCACAGCAAGCTATCATCAATATTATGAAAAATCAGTCTGGGAACAGCCCAGTTATAAACAATGCTATCAATATGATGGAAAAAGGCGACAGTGCAGGTCTTGAAAAACTTGCAAGAAACCTTTGCAAAGAAAAAGGAATTAATCCTGATGATATGTTATCGCAGGTTAAGAACCAGTTCGGAATAAAATAAGCGGATAAATTATTTATCCGCATATCTCCAACCAAATCCGTGTGTTTGAGAAAAAATGCCTTTGCAACATTTCCCTATTTTGGACTCCGAACATCCAGTCGCTCTGGAAGCTTCACCTATACTTCCAAAAGTGGCAATAATATTCCCAGTGTTTAAATCAATTTGGCTCACTGGAATAGAAGATGCGTTTTGGAATCCGGTTTTCCCTAGCCACGGTTTAGAACCTTTGTTTATTCCGATTTTGTAAGCGTGCAAATTGTTTTCGGAAGACGTGCACCATTCAAGGTTATTTACACAATTATCTTTTTTGTTTCCGTTAATGTGGTTAACTTGAGGCTTGTTTTCCGGATTTGGAATAAACGCTATTGCAACAAGACGATGTACCATAAAATACGCAGGCTTTTTATTCCGATATAAACTGACTCGCAAATATCTCCCGTCAGCGCAGATTGGACTTAATATTTTGATTTTGGAATGATGGTTTCCTGATTGCAAACTTTTTACATTCCCTAGATTGCTTACTTGATAAACACCTTCGTATTTTGGAATGTCTTTCCATATTTCTTTCATAAAAATAACACCTTGCCTTTCTGATGTACGCCTTTATTGGTTGTGGGAAAATCACTAAGGCATGTGACTTTCGGGTCGCGAATCCCTATTCCCACATAAATATTATACTATATTTCATTTAACATTGCTACAAAATTGAGCTGAAAGCCCGGGATTTCTACTTGATTTGTAAAATAAATCAAATAGGAGGTTTGAATTTATGATGAATTCAGGCGGATATAGCCTTGCTGACATTGCGGCAGCAACAGGCTCTAATAATCATGCAGATGATGGCTACGGCTTCGGCGGTGGATGGGCATGGTGGATCATTATACTTCTCATCTTTGGTTGGGGAGGCAATGGCTGGGGCTTCGGCGGAAACAGAGGAAATGGAAGCACAGATTTCTTAGACTCTGCTTTACAACGTGGCTTCGATAACCAGTCCGTAATTAGCAAGCTCGATGGTATCAGCAATGGTATCTGTAACCTTGGTTATGACCAGTTGGCTCAGCTGAATGGAATCAATCAGAATATTTCTAATGGATTCCACGGCGTAGATAATGCTATCTGCAATCTTGGCTATCAGACCCAGCAGGGATTTAATAGTACAAACATTGCACTTATGCAGGGACAGAATGCATTACAGTCTCAGTTAGCTCAGTGTTGCTGTGACAACAGGGAAGGACAGGCTCAGATCAGATATGATATGGCTACCAACGCTTGTGCAATCCAGAACTCAATGAACAACAATACCAGAGATATTCTGGAAAATCAGAACAGCAACACCCGTGCCATTCTTGATTATCTTTGCCAGAAGGAAACAGCAGACCTTAGAGCAGAGAATCAGGCACTTAAACTGGCGGCTTCACAGTCCGACCAGAATGCGGTATTACAGGCGGCTATGAACGCAAATACAGCAGAAATTCTCAGACGCACTGCACCACTTCCGGTTCCGGCATATCCGGCAAGTAATTTGTATGGATATTACGGAAACAACGGATGTGGATGCAACAGTGGTTGCTGCTAAGTAACTCACCCTTAGAGGTTGACTAAATTCTAAGAGGTGGGTTGCGGCTCACCTCTTATTTGATTGAGAGGTATAAAATATGAGTTGTAAAAATGTTTGTAAGCTCTGCAACCATCTTGTAATCAGCCAAGCCGTTGCGTTTACAGGAGGTAATCTTGTAATCACACTTCCGGCAGGCAGTTACAATAACGGAGAGAAATATTGTATTGTTGTTGCACAAAGCATACCGGAAACAACCACAATTTCTGCTCCGGTAGTAATCCAGGTAGGCACGGGAACAACCTTGTATCCATTACAGAATCGTTGTTGCGCACAGGTTACAGCTTGTGGCATAAGAACCAGAACAAAATATGCAACCAGAGTAGCTACAAGTGCAACTGGTGGAGTGTTCAAGATGTTAGGAAACCCAGCTTGTAGTCCGAGTAACAATTTAACAGCAATTAATGGTACAGCCCCAACGACAGACACACCTGTTACACAGGCTGCCAGAAAGGGGGCAATGTAATGCATAAAGTTGCAATGGAAATGGGAAAATGGGCCATGGAGAAAGCTAAAGCACATGGTTTTGATACTCTCAGCGCTCAAGACTGGGACGATTTGAAAGACTGCATGGAAGCTGTAAAGTGTGCGATTTGTGCAGATAAGGATTACAGAATCGTAGAAGCTATGGACGAATGCGAGCAGGAAGAGAAATATCTTGGACGCATGGGATATGACAGATATCGTTATGCAAACGGCAGATTTGCACCAAAAGGCAGAGGAAGTCGTATGGGATACAAGCCATATCTGTACATGGAAGATGATGACTGGATGAATGAATATCTGAATAATCCAGAATTTGAACGCAATATGTACCGCATGGGATATCACCCAGAATATTCGGACAGGAATATGGGGAATGATGGCATGAATCGTCAGCAGTCCAGATACGGTGAAACATATGACAGATACAGTGAGAATCGTAGACATTACCATGATTCCAAAGACGCTGAATCCAAGAGAAAAATGGATGATTCCATGAAAGAGTATACAGAAGATATCATCCGCAATATGAAAGAAATGTGGGATGATGCAGACGCATCAATCAGACAGCAGATGAAAACTGACTTGACACGTTTCATACAGCAGATGAATTGAATATGAAATGAATTTTGCCCTTGTTACAGGAATGTAGCAGGGGCTTTTTAATTATGAGGGATTACTTATGGAAAACTTAACAGTAAATATTTTAGGAACCGAATACAGAATTGAGACAAGAAAAGTGTCAGAAGATAAATTTCTGAAAGAGAATCATTTTGGAGGCTATTGCGCAGAAGATGAATATTTGATTGTAGTCGCAGACTTAACTGAATCTGAATATTTTTCTAATATAACAGATTCTGAGAGAGAAGTATACAGGAAAAAGATTTTAAGACACGAACTTTTTCACGCGTTTTTGAGCGAATCCGGTTTACAAAGCAGTGCATTACAACCAGAGTGCCCGTGGAGCAAAAACGAAGAAATGGTTGATTGGTTTGCAATTCAATCTCCAAAGATTTTTAAAGTATTCCAAGAACTTGATTTAATTTGAAAAGGATGGTGATAAGCCATGCTAAGACAATTTTATATGAACGGCGACCTATGGAGAGTACAGTTTGTGTCTCCACACGACAGCGTTTTAATTGACCGTACAGGCAATAGAACCCTCGGGGTATCGGATTATTACACTCATATTATTTCAATCGCAAATACCCTGCGTGGAGAGATTCTGAACCGTGTGTTTATTCATGAGTTAGGGCATTGCGTAATGTTTAGCTACGGTCTATTACCAGAACTTCATCACATGGTCAAGAAACGGTATTGGGTGGATGCAGAAGAATGGTGCTGCAATCTTCTGGCAGACTATGGACAGTTTGTTATTGGCACAGCCAGAGACATTTTAGGAAACCAGTTTACATATGTGGCTCCTATCGGGGCAGAAAGGATGATTGCATAGATGGCAAAAGCAGAAAACACAGTTATTTTTGATGGAATCAAGTACAATCCCGGTGACGAATTGCCGGATTTAGGCAGTTGGGTATGTACAGACGCAAAAGGCATGGTTCGTGATTACGAGGGGCTTTCAAAGGACGTATCAAAGCTCCCACATTATGTACAGAGTGGTTCTTCGGCGTTGTGCCTTGATACTTCTGAATTATACGAATATCACAAACCTACCGATACATGGTACAAACTGTAAAGGAGAAGCGCATATGGCATTAACAGCAAAAAAAGTATATGCAATATTAAAACGCCAGATTTCCGATATGGAAGCAAAACTGAACAGCCCTGTAAGATACAGAGGTACAGTTGCGACTGCTGATTTGCTTCCATTAAATCCAGACATTGGCGATATGTACAATATCGAGTCTAAATCCATTTACGGCGAAGCAGGAATGAATGTGGCATGGAACGGCGTAGTTTGGGACACCATGGGCGCTCCAATTGATATGTCACTGTATCTCACAAAAGAAGAAGCAGAGGCGGTAATACAAAGATTAGTTACGGAGTACTTTGAAAAGAATCCAGTCAAGCCCGGAGCCACGACAGAACAGGCACAGCAGATTGAGCAGAACAAGACGAATATTGCTTCGCTAAAGGAAGATTTATCCAACAAAATTACAAAGTTCTATGCATCGAACCAGGGTGAAACTCATACTACTGATTCTGATAATGGAAAGATTCAAGATATGATGTTGTATGGAAAGAGCGAGCAGAACCAATACAAAGGGATAAATTTACTTCCTACTAGCATTAGTTATAAAGAAATAATAGAAGTTTCGATTCCAAAAGGAACACACGTTTTTTGGGCTACAGACGGTACACCTGCTCTTGGCGGTAATTTCAGGTTCCGTAATGAAGATAGTACTCAAGAGACATGGTTCGGAGTTGATACTGGCAAGACTGCAATGACAAGCACGATAAATATTGATGCTAAATATATAGATTTCCTTATTTCCAAAGACCAATCAGTTAAAATATGTTTAGGCATTGGAGATGATCCAGTATATGAACCCTACACAGGCGGTCAGCCGTCCCCCTCGCCAGATTATCCGCAGGAGATCAAGAGCGTTGTGAATCCAACAGCGAAGGTATCAAACGAAGATGGAACAAAATCTCAGACCGCCACTCTCCCGTATGCATTGAACGCAATTCCAGTCAAAAGTGGTGGTAATGTCACAATCGACGGTCAACAGTATATTGCGGATTATGTGGATGTGGAACGAGGGAAGTTGGTAAAGATGATTGATTCTTCTAAGTTAGATAATACACAATCTATTGTAAACAAAACCGAATGGTTATTAGCAGAACCACAAGAAATTGACCTTACCACAGAAGAAATTACCGCATTTAAAGCACTTACAACATATTATCCGACTACAAACACCAGTGTCAATTCAGAACAGCTTGACGGATATACAGTATTTAATTATCCGATTTCAATGAAAAACGGGTGGAATTATGTTAAGAAACAGCTCAATGACAATCGTGATTACATCTATGATATGGACAGTCGTACACAGGACATTGACACACAGGCGGCAGAAGCCTATGTAAACAGTGAATATGCGGTAGCACTTACAGAATTGGAGGTATGATTATGTTATATAGAACATTACTGAAACTTAAAAAAAGAAACGGACTGACAGATGATTTAAAGAATAAGATTGATATTTTCTTTGCGACTGGCAGGATTACAGAGGAACAGTATAATGAGTTGATGGATATTAATAAGGAAGAAGAACCGAAAGCGGAAACTATTTAACTAAAGAGGGCATTTCGGTATTACTAATACATACCAAAATATACCAGTAATACCAAAACAAACAGGAATCAATCATGTTTCTCAAACCACTCAGCAAGAGCCTTGCGAATAACCCATGAAGCAGAACGTTCTTCCCTCTCACAGTAGGAAATCATCTGCCTGTACTACTCTGGCTCAAAGCTGATCGTGGTCTTGACATACTTGCCCTTATCGTCCTTTTTCTGGTTCGCCATGCTGTCACCTCCCATCTAGTTAACTATAGCAGATGGTACTGGTGATAGCAATAGATATGAGGAAATCCCTGTATTTACAAGGGGTTACGGCTCATGGACTTTTGGGACGAGGGCTTTAGTTAATTAGTGTAAAGTTAATTATTGACTATTGGGCACCAATGATATATAATGATTATAAATTCATTATATGGAGGTGAGTTCGATAAAAGTAGAAAGAAATATCATGATTAACAAAGCTGGTGGAAACGCAGGAAAAGAATCTGTCAACTATAAAATATCACTTCCGTCAGAAGCAGTTCGGATGCTCGGTATTACCAAAGAAGACAGAAAAGTAATTCTCGAATATGATGAAGAGAAAATAACAATCAAAAAAGCATAACAAAAAGGAGTTAGGCTCCCGACTACCAATCAAAAAACCTAACTCCAACACCACAAAGGGTACAGTATTATTATAACATGATACCCTCCCTTTGTGAACCCAAAAGGAGGGTATTTTTTATGAGAGATAAATTCGTGAATGGGTTCATGACCAAGTTGTATGAAGAAATTCCAGAAGAATATCTTGAAACAGTCAGAAACAAACTGGCATTGTATGTAAATGATTTTGATATCAGTCAAAGAGAAACAGCAGTTGTAAAGTATACTGGATATTTGCCAGATTTCTACAAAACTTACATTGTAAGTAGGAAAATCGAGGGTTTGAGTAAAAAGACGCTCGAACTCTACAATCTTTATCTGGATGATTTCTTTTTCACAGTCAATAAAAACGCAGAGGACATTACCGCAAATGATATTCGTGTATATCTGTATAATGTTCAGGAGAGTAGAGGATTGAGCAATCGAACACTTGATAGTAGAAGAACTGCCATACACGCTTTCTTCGAGTGGGCTGCAAACGAAGGATATATAGGCAAGAACCCATGCAGAGTTATCAAAAACATCAAATATGAGCGTATCGAAAAACAATCTCTGACAGATATGGAATTAGAGAGAATCAGGCAAACTTGCAAAACCGTACGCGAAAAAGCACTGGTTGAATTTCTGTATAGTACCGGAGCCAGGGTTACAGAAGTGTGTGGTGTAAAGAAAGCAGATATAGACTTTTACAAAGGTGAAGTAGTTGTTTTGGGGAAAGGTAATAAGCATAGAACAACGTACCTAAACGCTCGTTGTAAATCACTTTTAAAACAATACTTCGCAATTAGAGATGATGAGTCGGAATATCTTTTTGTAAGTGAAAGAAGGCCGCATAAAGTACTCAAGAAAGAAGCAATTGAAAGAATTGTACGAATAATCGGTGAGCGGGCAGAACTTGACAGACCTCTAACACCGCATCTATTTAGACATACTCTTGCGACTCTTATGCTTCAAAGAGGTACGCCGATTACTGAGGTGCAGAAGATTCTTGATCTATGCAAAGGTATCTGATGAAGATGTAAAAGTGTCTCATATGAAATATGCAATATAAATAAAAAGACTCTTTTTGAAGGGAGAAAACGCTATGAGAGGATTGAAACGTCAAAAACAGACAGTGTATTGGTCAAGGGTAACTGAAGACCTTGACGGGATAGACACAATCAAAACGTACCAAAAGCCAGAATTGCATCACCTCTCCGTATCTGCGACTGCCGGAACGCCAGAGGAATTATCCGCCGGTTATATCCCGGACTATGACAGGTACATCACAAACTTTGGCCGTGGCTTCAAACCACAGACCGCAGATGTATTCTGGATTGATTGCAAGCCAGAACTGACCGACGCAGGCGAACTTGTTTTAGGTGAAGATGGAGAGCCTACAGTCCCACCAGATTACCGCCTAAAAAAGATTCTTGATACCCAGAAAGGCAATGTGGCACGATATGGCATCAAGTATATAGGAGATGGCTCAGATGGCGAATAAGACTATCAAAATGGAACTGTCGCATAAATCTATACAGGACACAATAAAGCAGCTCAGAGCGTATCAGAAGTCACTTGCAAGCAAGAATGAAGAGTTTGTCCGCAGGCTGGCAGAACTTGGAATCCCGGTCATAGATGAAAACATAGCATTGGCACAAGGCGATTCTGACAAAAACCATAACACCTATATCAGAATTAATAACTTTGGTGGATATTCTCAGGCAACACTTGTGTGCGAAGGCTCTGACCTTTTATTCATTGAGTTCGGGGCGGGCATTCACTACAACACTCCGGCGGGAACCAGCCCACATCCAAAAGGACAAGAATTTGGATATACAATCGGTTCATACGGACAGGGGAATGGAAAGAATGAATCGTGGGTTTATTTTGCCGATTCTGGCGAATGGGTACGCTCTTACGGTACCGAAGCCACCATGCCGGTATATAAGGCAAGCGTAGAAATCATGCAGAGCATCAGAGAAATTGCAAAAGAAGTGTTTGCATCATGAAAGTTAATACCTGATAATACTGAATAATACCTCTGTCTTTGATATACTATAACATATAAAAGCATCTACCTGAGCGGTGGGTGCTTTTTTCATGCAAAAAAACATAGAAAAGGAGAATGTAAGCATGTTAGTAGAAACAATGATTATCAAAAAAGTAGAAACGAGCATTGTCACAAGCCTAGATGTCGCAGAAACTTTTGAAAAAGAACATAAAAGAGTATTGCAGGACATTAGAAATTTAGGATGCAGTGAAGAATTCGGACAGCACAATTTCGTGCTTTCCTCATACACAAGCATCCAGAATAAAAAACAACCTATGTACTGCATGACGAGAGATGGATTTACGCTTCTTGTTATGGGATACACTGGCGAAAAAGCCATGAAGTTCAAAGAAGGATACATTCGCCAATTCAATGCAATGGAAAAAGTTCTTTTAGGAAAAATCAGAGAACGAGACAAAGGCATTGCAGTAAGACAAGCGTTGACCAATGCACTTAAAGAATCTCAAGAAAACGAGAGAATGCACGGTCATGCATATTCGACATACACAGATATGGTATATCGTACATTGTTTGGCAAAACTGCAAAACAACTTAGAGAAGAAAAAGAAATTTCTACTAAAGACAATCTAAGAGATTTCCTTACCGAAGAAGAGCTAAAAGCTGTCCAGTCAAAGGAAATGCTTGTTAGTGGTTTGATTGACTGCGGATGGGGATATTCTCAAATAAGAGATTTCCTTAATACCAGTCTCAGAATATGTTAGAACAGGCGGTGTGATATAAAATGCCAGACACGATTAACAACCCAGTATCAGAAGTATTTTCTAGGTGGAGCAAAGATATTCAACCAACAGTCGGCAAAGGCAATTTTTCCATGGAAAAAAGCCAGACAATAGCATCTGGTAAAACAAAATACGCCAGATTGTTCATGATGGGGAATCCCACGCAGTCAACAAGTCTTGAAGGTCACGAATGCGCAACAGTTCTTTCATTTCAAACGGAAAGTTACGCATCTGGGACAAAGGCTTTATCGACTGCATACGAAATCGACAGCAAAAGTCATCAGGCTATGGTTTCGATGGGTTTTCGCCGGACATACGGACCGGAAGAAGTCGCAAACTCTGAAAAGAGTTTCAAACGAATCATAAGCCGGTACAGCAGAATTTACACCGGGCAATTATTGGAAGCGTAACAGCTTCTATTTTTTATACCAAAAAAAGAAAGGAGAGTGTTCATATGAGTAAAGATAAATTACAATGGCTGAAAGCTGCGGGAATCAGAGCTGTTAAGACAATTGCTCAGACAGCAGTTGCGACAATCGGAACCGCAACAGTCCTTGGAAGCGTTGACTGGAAGATGGTCGTATCCGCGTCCGTTCTTTCTGGCGTTTTATCCTTACTTACATCTGTAGCAGGGCTTCCAGAACTGAAAACAGGCACAGATGAATAGAAAGGACGGTGATCCTTTTATCTTCCGGATGCAGGGTTACGTATCAGAGCCATGTGGCTCTTTTTTATTGTGATTTTATAGCTGAAAAGCAGAAAGGAGCCGAATATGGCAGAAAAAGGAAATATAGCAGGCGTAAGTACCGTTGGTTCGCTTACTGGATATGCAGTTGAAACAACAGCAGGTACTAAACCGACAACATTTAAACTTCTTCACAGAATCAATGCTTCTGATGAAATCAAAATTGACGTAGAAACAATCGACGCTTCCGCACTTGAAGATGAAGTCGAAAGAACTATTGCAGGACGTGGTTCTACAGGTGGTACATTCAACGTAACTGTGAACGTAACTGATGAAACTATCACTGAATGGGAAACCTTAATCAGCGAATATAAAACAGGAAAAACAGATGGAAAATCTATGTGGTATGAAGAATATTTCCCGTCTCTTAAGAAAGCATTCTTCACAAAAATCGAGCCACCGACAATCATTCCTAAACCGGCGAGAGATCAGAATGGCCTGTTAACCGTTGAAATGTCTCTTACTATCAATGAATATGTCGGCCCGGGTGAAGCAGTAGTTCCAACTGACAGCGGCCTTTAAACACATTTGGGAGGACAAATAATATGTATAAAGTTTTAAAAATCGGCGGCAAAGACTACAAACTTGAATATGGAATTGAAGCATCACTGTTTGATGATTGTGTGAAATCCGTAATGAATATGCTGGTTTCCACAAGCGGCGGAACGGACAGGAGTCTCAAGGAAATGGTTTCTGGAATGAGTAGTATTCCAAATACTGCACTCAATGCGTTCTATGCCGGATTACTTCAATATCACGGCAACCATTCTGACGGTGATGGCACTGTCCCGGATTTAGATACCGCTAAAAAACTTGCAGCACAGTATATGGCCGAGCATAAAGATGACGAACAAGGAAACTTCTACGGCCTTTTCGCCATGTGCATTGAACAAATGGAGGAAGATGGTTTTTTCAAATTAACCGGTCTGGAAACGTTCATGGACAACATGAATGCGGCAATGGACTCTGTGAAAGCGAAGAAAGCGCCGAAGAAACCGACAGATCATCTGAAAAAAGCTACAGCGAAATAATCTGGGATGAATTATACCCAATGGCTGTGCGTATTGGGATGTCAAGAAAAGAATTTCTCAGAAGTACCCTGAAAGACCTAAGAATCCGTATAGAACAATATGGAATCTTAAAGAACGAAGAAATTCAGTCGCAGTTAATAAACATGGACTATCAGTCATGGCTGACTGGACTGTATATGAAAGCAAGTATTTCGTGTGTGCTATTTCCGAGAAAGGCTAGTTATCCAAGTAAACCAATTACGCAGGAAAAACAAAATAATTGGGTTGAACACAATCCAGATATGCCAAAGAAATCAGAAGCAGAACTAAGACAAGAAGAACGTTACTACGAACTTCTTATCAGGCAGGCAAATGCAAATATATCTGAAATAGGTAATGAAAAGGGCAAGCAGGATGAATAGTAGTCTTGCTTGCCCTTTATTTTTTTGAAATAAAGGAGGTGCTTATATGCCTGACAACACAATAGATAGCCTTGCGATAGAGGTCAGCAGTAACGTATCAAATGCAAGTAAATCCATTGATGATTTATGCAATAAACTGAATCGCCTGAGCAGCCGTATATCTAAGAGTATCAAGTATCTCAGAGACTTTTCAACTTCCGTAGGCACGGTCAATTCTGCTGTTCAAGCGCTTAAATTGGACAGGCTTGATTTATCAACGATAAACAGTCAATTGCAACAGTTTACGCAGTCCATGAGTGCGCTCGGTAGCCTGAACTTGAGAAACAACGGATTAAACTCATTCGTGAATGCAATCCGCAGATTGAACGAAACATTAAATTCCACAGGTGATGTGTCTGGAAAGATTCAGAGCATGATTTCTGAGCTATCCACGCTTGGCAGTATTCCAGACGTATCAAACAACGTGAACCGGTTTATTTCTTCGTTGGCAAGATTGGCGAATGCAGGCAGCTCTATTGATGCAGTTACATCAAAACTTCCAAATCTTGGTGAAGAACTTAGAAAAATCATAGTTTCATTCTCTGGAATAGGTAATATTTCTCAGCCAATTAATACATTTGTTCAGTCAATATCTCAGTTGGCAAATGCAGGAGATAAAACTGGAAAGACAGCAACTCAGCTTAATGATCTGGCAAATAGCCTAAAATCATTCTTCCAGACGATGAGTACCGCTCCTAGAATCAGTAGCAGTACAATTCAAATGACTCAGGCTATTGCTCAGTTGGCAAATTCTGGGGCGAATGCCGGTAGAGCGGCAAGGTCTACTGCAAGTGCATTTTCAGGATTGGGACAGGGTGCGGCCACTTCGACAGGAAAGGTCAGAAAACTTGCAAACGCCGTTGGAAGTGTAGGAAGCAAGGCAAGGAAAAGTTTGCCTAGCATCATGTCTCTGGTGGCGAAATTCTGGACGTTGAAATTTGTTGTTGGAAAATTTGGAAGCGCAATTGAAAGTTCCATGAATTTTCTCGAAGATTACAACTACTTTCAAGCGGCGTTTCGTCAGGTAGCGGATAAAGCAGGAGAAACTTGGTCAGAAGCAGGATATGATTCTGCGGAAGCTTACGCAAATTCATTTAGCAACAGAGCCAGAGAACTTACATCCAAAATGTCTGGGTTCGATGTTTCTGATAATGCGATTTTGACCGCAAATAAATCAGGTAAATCACTCGGTATGGACCCGTCCATGCTCTTGAATTATCAAGGCCAGTTTGCACAGTTGTCGTCCTCCATGGGAACAACTTCTGAACAGGCATTAAAACTGTCGAATGCATTAACCATGATCGGTGCTGACCTTGCATCTGTTAAGAACCTTGATTTTAGCACAGTTTATGAGAACTTGTCCTCTGGATTAGTAGGTATGAGCCGTGCTGTAGACAAATATGGTGCAAACATTCGTGTGGCAAACTTACAGCAATATGCGGCAAATCTTGGTATACAAACGTCTGTTTCTAATATGGACCAGGCAAGTAAGGCAATGCTGAGAACGATAGTAATACTGGATTCCACCCGGTACGCATGGGCGGATATGGCAAATACGATAAACGATGGCTGCGAGCTATCACTTGTCGCCTAATATAGCAATATATTAGTGAAAATCGAGCAAAATCGGTGAAACCTAAATTGAGTTCCATATTCTCTAAAGAGAATGTGGGGTGATTTTATTAATAAAAAATTTGTAATCTATAAAGTAACCAATAAAATAAATGGAAAAATATATATTGGGAAAACCTATAATTTTGAAAAAAGAAGAAGAGAACACATATATGATATAGAAAATGAACTTCCCTTTCATAGAGCCTAAAAAAAATATGGCACTGATAATTTTGAATGGGAAATTATTGATACAGGAATATCTGACAATGAGATTAAAGAAAAAGAGATATATTGGATAAAAAAGCTGAATACTTGCGTACATTTTCCAAATTCCAATGGGTACAATATAACGTTAGGAGGAGAGGGAGGTGTATCTTGGAATTCGCGTCCTGTTTTGCAATTTGATTTAGATGGAAATTTTATCGTAGAATATGTAAGCTGTGCTCATGCTTCAGTAGAAACCGGAGTGCAGCCACACAGTATTAATGATTGTGCAAATGAGAGAGCGGGACGCGCAGGAAATTTTCAGTGGAAATTTAAAAGTGAATGCAAATCTTTTAAGATACCTTCGTATAAAAAGAAGGAATCCAGCAGGAAAAAGCCAATTGTCCAGTTAGATCAAGAAGGAAATTATATCAAAACATTTTCGTCTGTTACCGAAGCGAGTATGGAAACCGGTTTAAGAAGGCCAAATATCTCTTCGTGTTTAATTAATAGTTCTCACAGGTGTGGAAATTTTCAATGGGTATATCAAAAAGATTATGACCCTAAAAAAGATTATAGGTACAAAGGCCCTCAAATTGGAAATGGAATAGTCCAATTAAATGATGATTGGGAAATAGTGAACCATTTTCCGAACTGTTCCGAAGCAGCAAGGCATTTAGGCGAGCCAGAAAAGGTTCATAAGCAGATTCACAGAGCTTTGGCACTAAATAAAAGATGCAGAGGATTTTATTGGAGAAAATATGATGGTTATATGAGAACTCAACAAGGCAATACCGAGGTAACCGTATAGATAGCGAAAGGCTATACGGCACCGTAGAGCGTAGAAGATGAACAAATATAATTCTTCCAAGAGTGCTTGACAACCATATATGGCGTAGAAATACGTCTTATTTTTATGGTTGAAAATGTACGCCGACCTTGCAGGAAACTGCAAGAAGTAGGGGATAAAAAGCCCCTACGGTAACAAAGTGAAATATGCCAGCCAACCAGTTACGTATACTTCGTGCAAACTTAGTATCCTGTGCCAGAGCATTAGGGAACATCTTTATGCCTGTAGTTGCGGCAGTGCTTCCATACATCAATGGTCTTGTAATCGCATTCCAGAGACTTTTGACATACATTGGTTCGCTTCTTGGAGTTGATACCAAAATCGGAAAAATGTTCGGTTCTATCGGTGGTGGAAGTGAAAATCTCTCGAATGCACTTGATTCCATAGACGATTCTGGAATTTCGGACGTAAATGATGCTACAAAAGATACAGACAATAATCTGAAAAATGCAACCAAGAGCGCAAAAAAATTAAAACAGTTCCTCGCATCCTATGATGAACTTGAAATTATGAGCAAAGACGATAGTTCTCTGTCAGACCTTGCAAATTCTAAAATTAAAACGCCAAAAATTGACACATCTGCAATTGATGCAGGAATCCTCAATGATGCCCTTGATAAGCTTTTGAATGAATACCAGAAAAAATGGGATGCCGCCTACAATTCCATGGAAAATAAGGCCATGGCATTCGCAAATAAAGTTACAGACACATTTAAGAAACTTGCAAAAGCCGCAGAACCTACCACAAAAGCACTGAAAAATCTCTGGGACAATGGATTGAAACAACTCAGAGATTTCACATGGACAGCATTAAAAGATTTCTGGAATCATTTTTTAGTTCCGCTTGGAAAGTGGACGCTTGGGGAAAAGGGATTACCACGACTAATCAATGCTTTTAATGATTTTCTCATGAAAATCAACTGGGATAAGATTAACACTTCTCTTGTGCAGTTATGGGATGTGTTAGAGCCATTTGCTGAGAATGTCGGAACAGGATTACTTGATTTCTTTGATGATTTCTTTGACAAGGCGGCAGATGGAGTTAATAAACTTCCTGATCTGATTGACAGATTCAAAGAGTTTATCGCAGCATTCTCACCGAAGCAGGCAGAGTCTATCGGATATTTCCTCGGACAGCTCCTGACAGCTTTTGTAGCATTTAAAGGACTTACATGGTTCGGAAGTATTTTCGGCAAAGATGGAGTGATAGGCAAAGGAATCACCATGTTAGCAACACATCCATATGCTTCGATAGCGGTAGGATTAGGCCTTACCGTTGCTGCGCTTGATAAATTTGGAGTAATTGATGTTGATTGGGACGGGTTATGGACAAGAATCGGGAATCTTAAAGACGTAATTGTGAATTTCATCAAAAACATTGATTGGGATTCGTTAATAAAAACAATCGGCGATGTATGGGATGTATTCCAGCCATTTGCTGAAGGATTCGCAGATGGATTTATCAGCTTTTTCGATATAATGCTGAACGATATTGGTGCCCCACTGATTAATACATTAGTAAGCGTCTTAGATGCTTTCGCAAAAGCCTTAGGAAAGCTTGACGATAAGCAGATAGAAGCTCTTGGTGAAGCTCTAGCACGGTTTTTTATTATAAGAGGAAGCATTAATTTTGCTCGAAACATATACAATGTAGTTAGCTCTATCGGTGCACTCAGAACAATCTTCGGTGGGTTAGGAACGGTTCTTTCCACAGCCAGTGGTGCATTGCAGACATTCTTTGGCTCTGGACTAGGTTCTACACTTGTAGCGGTATTCGCAGACAGCATGGTTGTCTTAGGAACCGCAATAGCAGGATTCAATCTCGGAAAATGGATAAGTGTTAATCTATTCGGTGGTGAAGATAAAACTTTTGGAGAGTTTTTGGAAGATAACGTATTTGGATATCAAAAAGGAGATTTTACCGGTGCTATCAACGAATGGATGAAAGATATATTCGGAGTCGGTAATAAACTTACAGAGGATGATTTAAAGGTATTTCAGGAGTATGAAGATGCTATTCTAGGTTTGGTTCACGCAAGCCAGATTTCAGGCGAACAAGCATATCCTTTATTAACATTCCTTTCCGAATTGAAAGATAACGGATATAGCACAGAACAGGCGTTATTTGAACTCGAACTTAAACTTAATAATCTTGGAGTTTCATCAGAAGATTTTGAGAACGCAATATCAGGAGTAAATAAACCGGTCAAAGACCTTGGAGATACGGCAGAAACATCATCTAATCAGTTTTCAAATATGGCTGATCGGATTAATAATGTTTCATTTGAGGACATTTCAGAACAACTCACAGGATTCCAGACGCTTATCCAGACCGTTGACTTTGCAACTCTGGTAACAGATACGGCAAATGCAATTGATGAAATGGGTGGCATCTGGGAAAATGGAAAACAGATTCTCGGTGAAAAAGCATTACAGATTTATCAGGAAATTGCAAAGGGATTAGAACCGGATGATAACGGCTACTATACTTTAGCAAACGGACAGATGGTGCAGTTCGGAAAAGGTATTTCTGACTATGAAAGTACTCTGCAAAGTACAATGGATTCAACTCTGCAGGGGGCAATCAACGGCGTTCTGGATAACAATTCTGGTTTTGAATTAGTTACAGAACTCGGAAAGAATCAGATTCTTGCCGTAGGTAGTGGGATTGAGCAGAACGGCAGCAAAGTCACTGAAAAGCTTAACTCAACAATTCAATCATCTGCAAAAGACGCAGAAGAAACTGCGAAATCAAGCGGCAAAACCCTTGGAAGCAACATTGCAGAGGGATTACAGTCTGGAATTAACGGGAAGAAAGAATCCACAAAGACTTCGATTCTTGACCTAATGAATAACAGCGTAAAAGCCCCTGCGCAGGAAGCAGTAGACTCCCATTCTCCGTCCAGATGGTTCAAACAGCTTGCAGAATACTGCGGTCAAGGATTCCGAAACGGATTAGAGCCGGGCTTTTCTGCGTCGTTCACATGGTTCGGAAGAATCCGAAGCAGAATCAGCAATTCCATTGGAAACCTGTATAATATCGGCTGGAACTCTATTATTGGCTTAAACAATGGAATTGTAGGCGCGGCGCAACAGCTTTATGCAAATGTGCAAAAGATCGCACAAAATATATCAAATACGTTCCGCAAAGTTCTTAAGATTCATAGCCCGTCGCAGGTAATGATGGAACTCGGTGGATTCACAGTTGAGGGATTCCAACTCGGTATGCAGAATATGCTTCCAAAAGTCGAATCCACCATCAATGATATAAGCGCCGAAGTGCAAAAAATTAATACACCAACCGCAGACATTATCACAAAGAGTGCGTCCTATCAGGAAGTAAAGAGCAGAATGTCAGTTGATACAGATGATTTTGTGGATGATATTCGAAAGGAAATCATGGCAATCAGCAGTAACACGTTTGACAATAATCAGATGATCGGGCAGGCGGTCAAAAACGCCCTGAACGGTATGGCAATCTACGCAGACGGACATCTGATTGGGTATCTGAAAGAAGAAAATCAGCAGTTCAGAAACCGTAATGGCTACGGAATATTTGAAGGATAGGTGATAGAATGAGTGACTTTATTGCAGGAAGTAGTTTCCAAGGTTATTTTTTAAAGTTCGGGGGAAGCGTTCTCCCGAACAAATTCTTAGCCTACAATGATTACTCCGCAACCCCGAATCAGAGAACAGAGATAGAAGCATACAGGGACTTGAACAATCTCTTGCATAGGGACACAAGCCCGAATTTTAAGACTAAAATAGACTTCAACACGCGCCCTATGTGGTTACCAGATAAAATTGAGATGCAGTCTGTTTTCAAAGCAGGCTTAGTCAACAAGGCGCAGCGGAAATACAAAGTTACATACTGGGACGATGAAGAAAACACCTATAAAACAGGTGTTTTTTATATGCCTGATATTGAGTATAAACCTATCAGAGTTGTAGGAAATAACATTTTGTATAACAAAATCAGAATCGCACTGATTGAATACTAACAACCAGAGTGCATGGGTGTCACAGCTCATGTGCTCTTTTATTTTATAGACGGGAGGATGATTATGGCAACTTACGAATTTGCATCTTTGCTCAACACAACAGATGGGATGACCAAAGTCAATGAATATATTGTGCAAGAAAAGACTTTGGAAATAGAAGGAGCGCCTTGGTATCATTACGCCGGGAATGCTGTGAATAAACTTTATATAAACGGTAAAGGATATATTGGATTCGGGGCAGATGTGGAACACTTAAAGATGTTCTGGGCTAAAACGGCGAATAACATAAATGACGTATATAGGCAAGAAGGAGTTCTTGACACAGGAGCTAAATTCCTGAAATTGAAGTTAAAAGGAATATATAATCATTATCATGACAAATACGCATATGAATACGAAATTTTTCTATTTGATGACGGGAACATATTTGTATATATAATCAAAAGTGCGAAGAATGAATACAATACGCTATTTGGAGATTGTGAAGTCACAAATGGAAAGACCACAGATATTGTGTTAGCAGAATACCATAGTGATTTTAAAAAATATCCTATCAGTAGACTTATTAGCAATGCTGGAATAAAGCCAAAAGTAATCCGCTCGAAATACACGCCGATAAAAGAAACAGGGGTAAGAATTAAGACAAACCCTGCAACAGTATACGTCCCAAACGCATTAGATTGGTCGGAATTGTCGGTAGAATCCTATGACTCATCAGGAAACACGAATGCAGTAAGTAATTTTGCATTTCCCGATGTTGATGTATCTACAGTCGGAACAAAAACTGTAAAATTATCATATAAAACTTATAGCGTGCCTGTTGAAATCACTGTAAAAGAGGATACAGTCTTAGAACTTACAAAGTTCAATCTTCGCGATCATTATCTTCTAAATGAAACACTAGAGATATATTCCGTAACGGCAGTATGGGATAGTGGAAAGAATGAAACATTAACTTCTGGATTTGATGTTTCTGGTTTTGACAGCACCGCTCCCGGCACAAAGGAACTGACGATTTCATATAAAGGAGCTACTGCAACAAAAAGCATATATGTCGCAGCTACTGCTACATTGACTGTTGATGGTGCTAAAACCGAATACTATATAGGGGATGAGTTTGAAAGCGTTAGCGGCGTTATTACATACGATGATGGGAAAGAAGAACGTGCTTATGAGCTAGAATGTTCTGGATTTGACAACACGCTTGCCGGAGAGCAGGTTATTACAGCAACCGTAAGAGGACTAAGTGCTACATACACGGTAAATGTATTTGATACGATATCTGCAAATATTGGAGCAAATGTAGAAACAGATGCCATAGCTTCACTTAATCTGGTTACTGGTCTGCTAACAGTTTCGGGAACGGGCGACACAAAAAACATAGATAGTCCAAGTTATTGGGGCGGGGGGATTTTTGATGGCAAAGGGGATCATTCTGGCCAAGTCAAAAAAATCGTAGTCCAGGAAGGTATTACTGGACTGATCGGAGCCTGCTTTTATGGTATGTTGAATGTTACAGGAGTGTCACTTCCGTCTACATTAAAGACAATAGGAGCTTATTGTTTTTACGGCTGTTCTCTAATTACATCGTTGACGCTTCCGGAAGGACTAGAGGTATTGCAAAATGCTTGTTTCTTAAATTGCGAAAAATTAACAGAATTGACACTCCCAGAATCTCTTACTACAATAGAAGCTTCAATAATTGGCAATTCGAACCTAGTATTAACTGTGCTGAGCAGAACTGTCCAGTTTGATAATTATGCGATTGACGCTGCAAAAACAATTCGCGGATATATAGGATCAACGGCAGAGACTTATGCAAATAGCAAGAATATCCCATTTGAAGCAATTAATAATATTTTAAAGATTGAAATAGTCAACTATCCATCAAAAACTTATCATGTCGGAGAAACGATCTCCAAAGCAGATTTAACTGTACAGATGACCCTTGAAGATGGAACTGTACAGGAAACAGATTTATATGAATTAAGCTATGATTTCAGTTCGACCGGGACAAAAACTGTAACGGTATTTATAGGAGATAAAAGTGATACGTTCAACGTTGATGTAACAACGTATAAACTTTCTGAGGTCGTTAATACTTTAACCGGGATGCAACTAATAGAGAATTCCGGACGGGATGAAGGAACAGACATACTGGATGGCGTTAGCTGGTTTAGATTCAACAATGTGATCACAGATAAACTCTATGTTAATGGAAACAACTGGATTGGATTTGGGGTATCTTCAGAGCAATTGAAAATTTGTAACCGCGATGGAGCTACGCATAATATTTACAGGATGGAAACTGAATTAGACGGAGGTATAAAACTTCTTAAAATCCGAGTAGAAGGATATACATATTTTGCAGCCCCTGAAGCGCACGAAAGTCAGATAAAATATGAATTATTCTTATTTGACAATGGTGATATGTACCTGAACGTAATTCAGTCTCCTATAGATACAAGCATCTATGCCGGAATATCCAGCTTGACTAGCAATGGCAAGACTACAAATTTGTCCTTGAATGGAGCTACGCCGGAAAGCCCAGTACAGGTGTCATTCATACACCAGGACGAATCTGGACTTGATTGGAATATTTCTTATAGGCCATATAGTCTTGCAACACTTGTCGGAATCAAAGTAGCACAGTTGCCCGATAAAACTAGGTATATGATTAACGAAACGTTTAAGTCTTCTGGGCTTATCGTTAATGTTGTCTATGATGATGGTAGTTCAGGAGTAATCAAAAAATATACCTTGTCATCCCCAGATATGACATCGTACGGTAGCAAAAGTATAACGGTGACATTTGAGAGTTTCACGACCACATTCAACATTATGGTTGTAGATGTAACTGGAATTGAAATAACAAGTCTACCAACAAAAACGCGATATTACGAAGATGACGAATTTTTAGCCAGTGGAATAATTGTGTCTCAGGTATATACGGATGGGATTAAAGAAGAAATTACGGGCTATTCTCTTTCGAGCCCAGATATGTCATCTGGTGGAGAGAAGGCAATAACAGTAACTTACAATAAGTTTACGACTACATTTACAATCTCGGTAATTGGTATATCTGGGATAGAAGTCTCCAAAATGCCAACAAAGACAGAATATTACACAGGTGACAGTCTCGATACGTCCGGTCTCGAAGTAATATCCAAATATACAGATGGAGCATCGAGGAAGCTGACAGATTATAGCGTATCAAAACTTGATAGTTCTTCTGCTGGCGAGAAAGAAATTTCCGTAACGTATAAAAATCATACATCCACATTCAAAGTGACTGTGTATGAACTAAAAGGAATCCGAATTTCACATTATCCAAACAAGATTTATTATAAAATCGGAGAAACGTTCGACCCATCAGGGCTAACTGTTGTGGAAGTAAGGAATGATGGAAGCGAAAAAGAAATTACAGACTATACCGTATCTGGTTTTGACAGTTCAAAAGCAGGGTCGAAGGCCATAACAGTGTCTTATAGCATGACCTCTGACGGCATTGCCAGATTTGTTGGTTCCGACAGTTTTCAAATTAAAGTCACAAACGATGGTAAAAACCCGTTTGACGATAGCTCAAGTGGTGGTTCTGGTGGCGGTTCTGGTGAAGCTGAAGAAGAAAAAACTGAACCGATCAATGTTACAGTGCACTGGATTAACGGCGAATTTGCTGACCTTACAAATGAAAATATCGACCAGAATACGCTTACTTTGCAGGAGTCTATTTGTTCAGAACAGTATTTTATCTTCGGCGGCTGTGTCTGCAATCAGATAACGTTTCAGGCTCACCACGATCAGTTCAATGGCACTTCGGAAGAGTTTTATCCATCTGGAAAAATCGAAGTTTACATCGAAAGAAGAGGAACAAAAATCAAAATCTTCACAGGCGAAATCGACAGTGCGGAGCGGAAAGCAAATTCCCTGACACGTAATTTTGTAGCGTATGATTACCTGTATAAATTACGAAATACTGACATTGCTCGATGGTATAAAAACCAGACGACTGATAAGAAGAAAAAACTGACTCAAAAGCAATTCAGAGATAAATTATTTGAGTTTTTAGGACTCGAACAGGTTAGTACAAAGCTGCATTGGGACGACACTTATGTGCCTGATACGAATAACTCAAACGAGATGAACGTAGTAAATATTCTGAAAGATTTATGCTTGCAGAATGACCGTTTTGGTTGGATGAACAGGGATGGTAAGTTTGAATATCTGAAGCTTCGCCAGAACAGTTACAGATACGGACAAACCACCGGTAATCAGAACATTTATAAATACTACAATAACGAAGAAGTACACCTTGATACGTTTAAAAGTTTTACTGCAAAAGAGGGTAGAATCTGGTTCCCAAATATTATATTTTGTGACCCCGACCCGAATAGAGCCTTTGGTTTTACTCAAGGCGACTATACAGCGCAAGAAGCGTATGATAACAACGTTTATTACAACAGAAATAGCTTCTTTGTAGGAAATGAAGACTGGCTAAATTACGTTTGGGATGCAGACGAATATGGCGGTATTTCAAGGGCTGAACCAATTATGAAGATTTGCTATGGCGTATTCGTAAATCAAGATTTGCGGAAATATTATCGTGCGCAGGGATATACCGCCGAGGTTCAGGGAAACCCACTGAACATGGTTGGACAGGCTGTCGAACTCTACTATAAAAAGCAGATTCAGCACGACAACCAGGAGCCTACAGAACTGCAATGGTACGTTCATTCATACATCATGAGCAGGACGCTCAAAATCGGCGCTACAGACATGATTGACACCTATTCTGCCAATAATGCACCGTTTAATAGTAACAGCCGACAGCTTGGAAAAGATACACCTGAGATATCCGCGACCGTAAACCGCACCCGATCAGAAATGCCAGTGGTAAGCTATGGATTCTCGGATGGTACGAGCGATTTTACCCCGGCTGCTGTTTCTGCTTCTGGAAACACTACAAAAAAGACAGCATTACGTTGTATGAAGCGCATCAAAAAAGAAGATTATGATAATCTTCCCGCAGCAGCTCGTACCAGGGATGATACTATTTTCATGACATACAAGGAGAGCTAAATGGCAATAGAGTATAAAGCTTTTTCCGGTGGAAAAGAAATAGATGGTTTCTATTCCGGTGGAAAAGAAATACAGGAGATATGGGGCGGCGACACACTTTTGTGGAGAAAGAAAGAAGAGGTAGTTGTAGAAGACCAGTGGTGGGGAGAATACGACCTGTATGCCAGATTTAAAAATCCCGCACCATACAAGAGAGCCGAAGTTTGTTTCACGGTGCAATATAAATATGGAGTTAAATATTATAATTTAGCATATGGATTTTGTGTGCGAGTGGTAAATGGAATATATATGGTCACAGTAGCAGCCGTGGACAACTCTAAATTAGAAGGGATATATTACAATGGTGATACATCAATAGTCCCAACATGGAGACTTACGACGGATACTGGTGATACGGAATTCGCGTATTCTGATTCTGCAAATTGGGATGACATCTTAAAAAAATACAGCCTTTATAATACAAATCCGGAAAATGTACCGTTTTACTCATGGGGCGGAGCATTTGAAGAGAAACCGTTTTGGTTTAAGGATAGTGACAAACAGGCAGGGGTGTTTGACGTAACTTCTCCTAAAATAGCGGGCAGTGATGAACCAGAAGGTAAATATTATTATTATCCATCCAGACTTTTTAGCAGCGTGGGTGCTATGAAAAGATGGCTACTTGACATGTACAATAATCCGGATAAATGGTGGACAGATAAATAGTGATGCAGGAGGATAAATATGATGAATATTCGAGCAAAGCCGTAACAGGCTCTTTTTACTTATTTCAACATTAACTTGTCAAATAAGAACCCCAAAATCGCAAATAAGAGCGCATTTTTCCGAAAAATTCAAATAAGCCCTTATTTGCTCAAAAACTATCAAAATCCAAGCCCTTACCGTACTAAAATGTAACTATATTGAAAATAAAAAATGAATAATTTGTAAACGTAAATTTTGCTTGTTTTCAGAATAAATCAATCATCTGAGAAAATAATAAAATCCAGAAATAAATATTCTGTCAAAGAGCAATTTTCGTTTACATAATATCTCAATGTAACGTTACAATAACGTTACCAGTAACGCAATGTAACGCGATAGAATAAGAATAAGAAATAGAATAAGAATATAATTAATATATATACGAGATATATATTAATCGTCGAATAAGCACTATTCGACCCTGACATTCTTAACTCGTTTCAGCCCAAAGTGAGATACTTTTATTACAGCTTCGTATTTGGCTCATATAACGATTTTGTATGCGATTCGATAAAATCCTCGAACGATATATAAAAATTGATTTTAGGGGCAGATACGGAGCTTGCAAGGCATATTTAGCAGAAAGGAGCAACGTAATATGACAAACGAACAGAAAACAGTTCTCAGGAAGATTATTTATGCAGTCGAAACCGGTGGACAGATTTACGGGCAACAGGATTATTCCGACTTCACGGAAGCCTATGAGAATAATTCAGATGAACACGCAATCACAATTGGAGCAGGAGCGTGGTACGGAACCGAAGCCAAAACACTTCTGGAACGAATTTACGATGCCGACCCGGAGCAGTGGGAGAAGATAGACAAGGTCAGACTTCTGGAACAAGTTCAGACTGCAAATTGGGAATGTTTTAATATTTCCAGAGTATCACAGCTTGCTGATACCATAGTTGCCCTTATTTCGTCCGATTTGGGCGTTAAATGCCAAGATAGCCTTATGGATGAACAATTAGCCACCTATGCAGATGAAGCCCTTAAACAGGGCGTTACGGATGCTAGAGCGCAAGCTATGTGTGTGAACTTTAGACACCAAGGCGGACAGGGAGCAGTAACAAGGATTTTGGCAAAGACTCAGAAACCATATACGCTCGATAATCTCTACGCAGCTTGCCAGACGGACACAGGGAACCAAGTCGGGGCATATAAGGACAGGCAGAGAGTTGTTTATAACGCATTAAAAACATATTTTCCAGAAAGTGAGGAAACGAGCATGAACGCAATTGACAAATTAATCCAGATCGCAAAGAACGAGGTTGGCTATCTCGAAAAGGCAAGCAATAGTCAACTTGACAGCAAAACAGCAAACGCCGGAGAGAATAATTACACAAAATACTGGCGGGATATCAAGCCAGATTATCAGGGGCAGCCGTGGTGCGCTGCATTCGTTTCGTGGTGTATGATGAAAGCGTTCGGCTTAGACACAGCAAAGAAACTTTTAAAGCACTGGCCTTATGTATATTGCCCTACTATGGCAGATTTATTTACTTTAAATGCAAATCCAAAAGCGGGCGACATTGTAATTTTCTACAGAAATGGCACATTTACGCATACTGGAATCGTGATAAAGGTATCAGGAGACCGGTTCTGGACAGTCGAAGGAAATACTTCTGGCGGCTCTACAATCATTGCAAATGGCGGTGGTGTATGCCAGAAAAGTTACTACAACAGCAATCTTCCGGGAACGAAATTCTGCACTCCAAATTACAGTTTAGTTAAAAATACAACGCCGGTTTCAGACTCAGATACGGCCAAAAAGCAGAACACTAGAGCATACATTGCACAGATTAAAAAAGACACAAAATGTTATACAAAATCAAACAAAAACAGCCCGTCAAAGCTTTTTCCAAAACTGAAAAAAGGTGCAGTTGTAGAGGTAATGAAGTACACAGAAACCGACAGTTCAGGGCTGAAATGGTACTTCATCCGCATCCCACATCCGACAGAAGGATTTGTTTTTGAATTTATTCCAAAAGGAACATTCACCAGAATTACAGACATTTATAAATGACAGTTGTAATATGACTTTTATAATGCTATAATAAAACGTGTTCGATATAGTAGTTCGTATTGTAAACCCTTTTATTTATTAAGTGTTGACAATGAGAATGACCGCCAATTACTCCTTCCCGGTTTGGCGGTCATTTTTCGCTGTCAGCTTATGTATTTTTCGTACTTTTCTTTAATTTCCTTTGCTCCATTCTGCCTTATCTGGACAATGTCCCCAGAATCCATGATGAAATTATCTCCTGCCGACTGGATGTGATCCATGTTCACCAGATAACTCTGATGGCAGCGCAAGAATCGCTTATCAGACAGCTTTTCTTCCAGATCGTTCAGCTTGCAAGTAGTCACAAAACATCGGTTATTTGTAGCGAAAATATGGCAAACTCTTGCCTGACTCTCGACGTACTCAATTTCATCGTATTTGAGCCGGTTTATCTGTCTGCGGAATTTGAATGTCAATGTTTCATCCCTCATCTGCGACAGGACCTCGTCGATAGCCCGGTATATTCTGCCGTATTCCTTGCCCTTAACCGCATACTGCATAGCACCGACGTCAAATGCTTCTTGCAAATGAGAATCGTCGGCTGTCCAGAATATAATCTTTCCATCATATCCAATATCCCGGAGCCGGTTCGCAATCTCCAAACCGTTCTCATTTTCCAGAATCATATCCAGTACAATTACATCGTACCATTTACCCTCTTTCACATCTTCAACAAGCGGATAACCTGCTGAATACTCGCTGATTTCATAGCGATAATCTCCTTTGCGCCGTAAGAATCCCGATACGCACTCTTTAAACAAGTCAACTTCAAGCTGGTTATCGTCACATATGGCTATTCTCATATGCGCACCCTCCTTTCGTAGTCTCAATTTGTCAAAATACGCCATGATTTTGACAGTACACACATTTTTCTTTTTGTTTGTGGTATTATTGTCCCACAAACAAAGTGTAGCACTTGAAATTGTTAGTGTAAAGCATTAAAGTTTGACATAATTCGAAAAATATGGTTTCTGTGTCCGGGTGGATGTGTGGATAGAGAGACTGCCTGCGAGAACGACAGGCAAAAGAAAGAGGGGCGGTTGCCCCTCTTGTTTATTTCGCTAAATATAAAACTGAAACAGTATCTATTTTTACGCACATTCCATTCTCTAACGGTAGATTCCCAATTTCACTGGAATACAAAGAATTAATGCTTTCTAAGTCAGAACCAAGACTTTCTTTATATTTTTTTGAAGCGACATGGTATTCTTCTGAATGTTCGTAATCATCATTCTTATAATCATCGTAGCTGTCATATACGCTGATAATTCCTGCTCCGTCGGTTATTGAAAAGGTGTACTTTCCGGCAGGAATATCTTCGCCAATAATATAAACACCTGGATTTAGCCTGCCGGTATCATCAAGAGATTCGTTTTCCTGAGAATTAGAATTTTCGCTTTCCACGTTTTTTAAAACAGCTTCTTTTAATTTAGTTCCGTCTGAAAGACGCGTGATTGATAGCGAATCATCCCAAATTGAGCAAGCCAGAGTATCATTTTTGAAATTCCAAACGTTTGTTAGAACTACTCCATCATAACCACTCTTATAGAAATCATCAGTAACATAATCATAATCATACCAATCCTGCTGAGATGCTTCCGACAATACACCGGAAACCTTTGAAGCAAATGTGCCAACTTCATCATCTGGCACGTTCTCACTTATAACGACGCTTAGATGCAAGGATTTAGTGTTTTTGTCAATCACACATTCAGATGCTTCGACAAACCCATCTTCGCCATTGATCTTATTAAGCATTTCATTAATGTTGTCAAAGGAAGTAGCACTGGCATTGACAGGCGAAATGCATAAAAAAGCACACATCGTTATAATTCCGCAAACTCTCTTTTTCATAAAACCCTCTTTTCTGCTAAATAAATCTCATATACTGCACTGCAATAAAAACTACTTCAATGATTCCAACAATAATTCCGAACCATGAGCCAATATGTCTATATTCCTCTTTCTTTGTGCCAATATCTACTAATCCTACAATTGCTCCTGCCAGAGCCAGTGGAAACGACAGGATAATTGGCAACGGAAGAATGAATGCCACACCTGCCAGAATACAGGAAATGACACTCAGGGTTGAATCCTTTTTCTTTTCGCCCTTGCTCATACAATCCCCTCCCTTGTTAAAATTTTACAATATTATACCACCTCATACAAACTATGCATAGTAAAATATCAAAAAAGTAGATTATTTTTGCAGAAAAACTCCATGATTTTGCACCTCCCGGAAAAATTACGCAAGTTTGTGCTATAATGCGTGATATATTTTTAGAAAGAGTTGGTAGCAATGGAAAAGAACAGATACAGGATAGTCGTACTCATCCTGATATTTTACGAAATATTCTGTGCGGTGCATATACCGGCGCATGATATAGCAGAACGCCACCGCAGAGATGCGCAGATCACAAAGGAAGCTGCGGAACAAATTTATTCCGTCCGGATGCAGGAATTGAGCGAGGTCAAGGAAATTTGCAATGTCAGATGTTTTATTCGCGAAATTTTCTTTGAAATTGCGAAGTTTGCCTACGAAATAACAAAAGCCCATGTGTATATTTGGCAGTTGCCAAGGGGAAATATCGGGGGTATAATGATGAAAACGAACTAATGTTCGGTTCTATTTCCCACAAGCCGGGCATATACTGTAATGTAGGTGGTAGTTGTGACAGGGAGGGCTATTTATGGATTATAAAGAGAAAATAATGGCTTTATTAGAAAAGGTTAAAACAGAAGAAACATTAAAACGGGTATATAAACTGTTAGAATATTTGTATTTAAAAGAAAAGTAAAAATAAAAGCCCCTGCGTTTACAGGGGCAAATTTGTTATTCTGTTTTTAAATCATCTGGAGAAGCCGAAAAATAATATTCGAACTTAGAACTATCATATTTTGGTCCTATCATTTCATTGATTTTGTCTGCAATGGCAGTTCCCATTTCTTCTCCAAATTCCGAATCCTCTACTTTAGTTTTCTTATACTCCGTAAAGATGTTACCCCACCAATATATATTTGGCTTTTGGACTATCCATTAAAAACGCGCCCGCATTTTTTGCATTGATATTTAGTAGAAAAGAAGCCCCTGCTAATTATCTGCACATTGGCGCTCCGACAAGTGATTGCCGGGCATTTTATTTTTCTGGTAATTTTGTCGATAGTTTTTCTTTTTCTCATTTAAGTCCTCCTTGGTGATTTTTTATATATTATAATACACAAAGGACTGATAGTATAGTTAAAACGCAAAAAAAGACTGGGATTTTTACCCCAGTCCTTTTTATTAGTTGCTTTCTAATTCGGTCAAAATTTCTTCAAGCTGTTTCCAATGCTCTTCACTAAGCTTTGCGAATTTAACAAGGATTTTTTTTGCAAATTCATTATCCCCGGTCATTACCGAATCTACGATAGCCTGCGCATCGCCATCGTCGTCCATAAACATGTTACCGTCGCCGCTCACAAGCCAGTCATAAGAAACCTTATAAGTAGTACAGATCAATTTTAGAAAATCGTCATCTGGAACTGTTCTTCCAAGTTCTATATTTTCAATTTTACCACGGCTTTTTAAACCGAGTTTTTTTGCAAAGTCTTCTCTTGAAAGTCCTAAGTATTTTCGCAGCTCTTTCAACCGCTCGCCCATTTACCCACCTCCTTTCTTTATTTTATGGTAACAGTATAACATTTTTAAAATACGTTGTCAACGTAAAAATATTTAAAAACACGTTGACAATGCGTTATAGATGTGATATTATACGTTCATAACGTAAGAGATGTGGAGGTGAACAAATGTCAGAAGAAAAGAGACAGCTTATCAGAGATGTAACAACACGAATCAATAAGCTTCCGGTAGATAAGCAACACTACATTTTGGGATACATGAATGGCGTTGCTGATACTGTTGAGAGTGATACTCAGAAAGAAGAAGCAACAATTAGAGATAGTAATTAGAGAGGAGACGATATTACGGAACAGTTAATACCTATTAATTACAGTAGTGAACAACCTACTGTATCAGCCAGAGAGCTGTATGCAGGGCTTGAAATTACAGACAGATTTTCGAGATGGTTTGAAAGAATGTCTACATATGGTTTCGCTGAGGGAAGCGATTTTACAAGCGTGAAAAGTTCCACACTTGTAAATAACGGAGCAGAAAGAGAAATTTCTGATTATCAAGTTTCTATAGACATGGCAAAACAGATTTGCATGATTCAGCGGTCAGAAAAAGGCAGACAATACCGACAGTATTTCATAGACCTCGAAAAAGCATGGAACACACCAGAACAGGTTTTTGCCAGAGCATTGAAGATGGCAGACCAGACCATTGCGAAGTTGAAAGATTCGGTCAAGTTACTGTCAACGGAAATCAGTGTCAAAAACCAGATAATCGGCGAACTGAAACCGAAAGCCGACTACTATGATGAAATCTTAAAGAATCCGGGACTTGTGACCATTACCCAGATTGCTAAGGATTATGGAATGTCTGGGAAGAAGATGAACGATATTCTGCATGACATCGGAATCCAGTACAAGCAGAGCGGACAGCGGTTACTGTACAGCAAATATCACTGTATGGGCTATACACATTCCGAGACCGTTGATATCGTGAGATCGGACGGTAGACCGGATGTGAAGATGAATACTAAGTGGTCACAGAAAGGAAGAATATTTCTTTACGACAAGCTGAAAGAGAGTGGGATTCTTCCGGTGATTGAGCAGGAGATGACAAAATGATAAAAACTGATGAACTTCGAGGAATATTTGCGAAGAATAGAAAATCTCAGACGGACGTTGCCAAAATGCTTGGAATTACGCCAAAAACATTTTATGGAAAGATGCAGAAAGGAATTTTCAACAGTAATGAGATTCAGACAATGATTGATGAATTTCATATCGAAGACCCGATTGATGTTTTCTTTTCTAAAGCAAATTAAGTAGGAGGTGAGAATGTGACAGCATCCAAAATTGAAATTCGTCAAGCAAACGGCGAAAAAGGAATCTTCACAGAAATTTTTGTGGATGGTCGAAAACTCGATGGAGTAAGAAGTTTTGAATTAAAACAGAAGCCCGGAGATTCGATACCAACACTTTCGATAGACTTAAATGCTTTGGATTTATCAATTGATTTGGGAGTACTAAAGATAAATCAAACAGGTGTCGGAGAAATTGAAAGCATTAAATTCAAAGGGAGCGAAATGCCTGTTGAATTTTGTGAGACAGAATAGGCTCCCATATTTCAGAGAGCCATCGGGTTACTTGTCGAGGTTTCTCAGGATTGAACAATCGCTGGCACGATTGCAACATCCTGTAAGGCCTGCGTATCTGCATCTTAATCTGCCTTTAATTGTTTGATAATTTTTATCTTCGAGTGAAGAAGCAGATAGTTGGGTAAATTCAACCTGATAGTTTTTATTCTGTTTGGTACAGAATCCAGAATACATCATTAATCTATACCTCCTTTCATAAGGAGAGTATACCACATAAAAAATCGGAGGGACATAAAAACGGCAAAAGCATTAATCCTGTCAGCTCTGATCGGCGGTATGTCACCGTACCTGCCGTTCTGGAGATTTGACAGTGCATCACAGCCGGTTGCAGTAGCAATCGTAATATTCGCATTATCATTCGTGTTTATTTACCCGGATGAAATTAAAAGAACCGGAGGAAGAGAAAGATGATTGAGACAAAAATGGGAGAAATCACACTTAAAGGCAGTAAAGCAGAATTAATAGCTGACTTAGCGGTTGTCGTTCGAGGAATCAAAGAAACCATTATGGAAGACGGCAAAAAAACAGAGGAATCTGTGAAGCAGGAGATTGACGAAGCGGTCAAAATCGGACTGATGAACGAAGAAGAATTTAAAACTATTCAAAAAGAAAAAATCAAAGAAGTTGTAAAAACATTATTTGATGATTTACTTGGAGGGCTTTTCGATGAAGATAAAGGAGAATGATTTTAATAAAACCGTAGACGAACTATACCAGTTATGCAGACGCGTTCAGAAAGAAACCGGCAGAACGGTAGCATTTCATTTTGCAAACTACAAGATTGGATGCAGCTTACACATCAACATATATAAGAAAGAATCATTAAGAGAGTTTGATATGTACAGCATTGTAGAGGGCGGTTGTCAGCAGGAAGAGAGTGTGAAGAAAGCAACTGACCATTTGAACAAAATTTTGATGGACAACAAACGTCCGTATTGTGAGGGGGATTGCGATGAAGAAAGAAAATAAGATGGATTTCAGAGCAGAGACCGTAGCCGAGGAGTATGCAGAGCTGGTAGGCAGATTAAAGGCATTTGAAGCGTACCTGAACACAACCGAAGCAAATACGTATTTAAAGAAAGAAGTTTGCGCAGCTATACTCGGACTTAATTTGGAGGACAAGGAAAAATGAAATGCTATAAGGGATTTGACAAAGACTTAAAATGCCGTAATTTTCAGTATGAAATCGGCAAGGAGTATGAAGAAGAAAGAGCTGAGATTTGCGATACTGGATTTCATGCTTGTGAAAATCCGTTGGATGTATTTGGATATTATGCGCCGGCTGGTTCCAGATATTGCGAAGTCGAGCTGGACGCAAACGACCAGAAGTCTGATGACAGTAAACGAGTAGGAAAGAAGATTTCTATTAAAGCAGAAATCGGAATTGCCGGAATTATTAAAACCGGTGTGGAATACATCAAAGATCAGGTTAACTGGGACGATGATAAAAAGTCCAACACCGGAGACCAGTCAGCGGCAACCAACACCGGAGACCAGTCAGCGGCAACCAACACCGGAAACCGCTCAGCGGCAACCAACACCGGAGACTGCTCAGCGGCAACAGTAGAAGGAAAAGAAAGCGTTGCAATGGCCATTGGATACAATTCTAAGGCTAAAGGTTCACTTGGATGCTTTATTGTACTGGCAGAATGCAAAGAGATGGGCGGCGAATACCACATCGTAGATGTAAAAAGTGCAAAAGTTGACGGTGAAAAGATTAAGCCAGATACATTCTATAAACTCATTAACGGCGAATTTGTAGAAGCAGATAAAGAGTAAGAAAGCCCTGCGGGTACCACCATACCGCGCAGAGCCGCGTATCTAACTTAATTTGGCTAAGTTAAATACAGGGCAAGTATAACACACCTTCCTGTATTTATCAATAAATAATTTAGGAGGGCATTTTTTATGTCTAAAACACACATCCAGAACACAGAAACACCAACACTTGCAAGTGAGATTATTTCCGACCTTGAGAAAGAAAGACAGAAACTTAAAGCCGAAAACAAGAATCTCAGAGAAACAGTCGTAACACTTGGCTTGATGCTGACAAAGATTTTGAAAGAAGGTGATATACCACATGAAGATGCGTGACGAAAACCAGGTACTTTTATCTGGTGACATTCCGGCAGGGTTCGTGTTCTCACATGAAGAATACGGCGGAACCAAGATGTATGAAGGAAGAATGACGATATTCAGAAAGAATGCATCCTATGACATTCTTCCAATTATTGCACCAGAATACATGATTTCAAGAGAAACAGAGCTGATTGCCAGTGTATATGGTGAAATGCGAAGCCGTACAGTCCGGGAAGATGGTAAGAAAAGCCTTACAGCATATGTAAGAGCAATGGACATTCAGTACCTTGAAAGACTGGAAGAACACGATGCAAACGAAGTTTATCTGACTGGATATCTGATTAAAAAGCCAACAATAAAGATGATTGGCGCAAGCAATGACAGGAAGTTGGCAAGAATACTTCTGGCGGTAAACAGAAAGAAGAAAGCCGGATATACCAGATCAGACGCCATCAGTTGTTTATGCTGGGAAGAAAACGCAGATGCCGTAGAAAATCTGAAAAAGGGGACAAAAATCAAACTCTGTGGAAGATTCCAAAGCCGGGAACTGTGGTCTGATCAGAGTCAATCATGGGTGACAGCGTTGGAGGTATCAGTAAAAAGATTGGAGATTTTGTAATATGAAGAAAATCGAAGTAAGAGAAATTAGATTGACCGATTTTAAAGGCCAACAAGAGAAGAAAGTAGAGTTCGGACACAGAGCAATCGTTTCCGGGAAGAACGGATGCGGGAAAACCACACTGGCAGACGCTCATATGTGGGAGTTTTGTGACAAAGACTACAGTTTAAAGAGCAATCCGGACATCAGACCTGATGATGGTAGAGAATGTCTGCCAAGAGTTGATATTGGCCTTGTAATTGATGGAAAGCCAGTAAGCGTAGCGAAGTTCCAGAAGCGCACAGAAAGTAAGCCAAAGGACGGAAAGCCGGGAAAGGTTGCATTATCAAACAAGTACGAAATCAACGGCGTTCCGAAAGCTGAAAGAGATTTTAAAGCCGATTTGAAAGAACGTGGGTTTGAATTTGATAATTTCCTTATGCTATCTCACATGGAAATCTTCACAGACCTGAAAGATGCAGATGCCAGAAAGATTCTGTTCTCCATGTCAGATGGTGCTGGAAAATCAGATTTAGAGATTGCTAAGACAGTTCCAGATTGTGCCGAGCTGATTCCACTTCTTGAAACCTACAAGGCAGATGAAATTAAAGCCATGAACAGCGCAACACTGAAAAAGGCAGAAGAACAGTTGAAAGCCATTCCAAACCAGATTATCGGTATGGAGCAGTCAAAAGTCGATGCTGATACCGCCGAATTGGAATTGCAGAAGAATGCCTTGCAGGAACAGATTTCTGATCTCGAAACGCAGATTGCACAGACAGGAAACGAGAAAGCCGGAGAGATTAAAGCAGAACTGACAGGGTTAATAACCAAACTGTTAGAGACGGAATCAAAGGCTAAAGCGAACTTGTTAGAGCAGAAATCATCGGTTTGCAATAAAGTTAGCAGTCTTGAATTAGACAGGAATATCAAAACATCAGAGTTGAACAGAAAGACTTCCACATTGGAAAGTCTGAGAGCGCAGAAAAAAGATCTTCTTGAAAAATTGCAGAATGCCAGAACGCAGTACCCCAAAATCAAAGACACAGAATGGGACAACACAGTTCTGGAAAGCATTAAATCCGAGACATTCAAGGACGCAGATACCATTTGCCCGACTTGTGGTCAGAATCTTCCGACAGAGCAAATTGAACAGTTAAAAAGCAGATTCGAGCAGAAAAAGCAGGAAAGAATCAATCAGCAGTTAAAAGCCGAGGAAGAATGGGAACAGGACAAGAAACGCAAACTTGATGAAGTTATTGAAGTTGGAAATAAAGCGTCTGCCGATATGAAAGAAGCGCATAAGCAGGAAGAAACTCTTACATCCGAGATTTCCAAGCTGACAGGGGAATTAGAACAGATCAAAACTTCTCTGGACGCAGAAAACAAAAATCTGGAAGCCATACCGAAAGAGCCAGATTTTTCAGAAAACGCTGAATATCAGCAGATTCTTACATCAATCAAAGAGAAAAAGCAGGAGCTTAATTCTCTGGACGATGGCGAAGAAGTAAAGAAGCAACTTTCAGAGCAGTTATCCGGCAAGAAACAGGAACTGGCAGCAGTCAATCAGAAAATTGGAGAAGCCAACAATAACGTCCGAATTGACGAACAGATTGAGAAGCTTCAGGAAAGCCAGAAACAGTACGCACAGAGCAAAGCTGACGCACAGATGATTCTGGATGAGCTGAAATCCCTGAGCATGGCGAAAAATACAGCCCTTGAAGATGCGGTAAACCAGTATTTTGACGGGGTTAAGGTAAAACTGTTCGATACGCAGAAAAACGGCGAAGTCGTAGATGCGTGTATCTGGTACGCGCAGGACAAGAACGGTGACTGGAAGAAACTGATCGGGAACGCCAATACAGCCCTGATGATGAAAGGGAAAATTGCCATCATGGACGGTTTGCAGAAGTTTTACGGTGTAAGTTATCCGATATTCGTTGACTGTGCAGCAGAACTGGACAACAGCAGTCTGGCAGGCATTAAGGCAGATGCACAATTGATTTTCTTGAAAGTTACTGAGGGGGATATGACGGTAACGGAGATTTGAGAGGGGTGAGTAAATGCAATTAGCTACATGGGGAACATTCAAATTTAAAGCAGATGCGCAGAAATGCGCAGATGAAATAATGGAAATCTGCGAAGAACTGGAATCAGCAACACCGCAGCAGATTCTTGAAAAAGCCAGAGACAGCAATACTGAACTTCACAAGTGCTTTACATGGGATGATACCGAAGCCGCTGAGAAATGGAGAATTTCAGAAGCAAGAGCAGTTGTAAGGAACCTTAAAATCATTGAGCAGAAGCCAGATAAACAGCCAGAGCCGACAACAATCAGAGTTTTTTATAAGACTGACAATGAGTCTGGATATAAGCCGACAAAACTGATCTTAAAGAAGCCAGACGAATATAAATCACTTGTAGAGCGTTGCAGGAGCGAACTTTTGGCAATAAAGCAGAAATTTAACAGTATCTCAGAATATGAAGAAATATGGGAAATGATTAATTAAATATTGAAGCCGTTACTGTGCTGATATGCCTATATTGGCAAGAACAGGAAAACATGCAACAGAATATAAAAGCATAAATCAGAACACAATAAGTTATTACCAGTATGGGTTTATGAGTGCAGTAGCGGCAAATTTCCTACGTTGATATGCCTGTAAAATAGGCAAAGGAAGTAAAGTACAGGAAAAAGCAGAACACAACACGACATCACAGGATAGTTCAAAAATAAAATATTCGCTTGATTTTACAGGTTTATAAGCGTAGGAAACCACAGCATTTATCAGTCTGCATAAGTAGAAGAATATGAAAGAACACAGTAAAACAGCATATAACAGGATAGGATAGATTGCTTATGCAGAGCGACAAGTGTTTTGAACACTTACTATAGGATAAAAAATCTTACAGCAGGAAATAATAGCACAGAACAATACAGCGCAACACTTCAATGGAGGGCTGTTTTACAGGCGGTATAACCGTCAGTATAGAACAAAATATTACAGTACAAGACATAACATCACAGCGCAAGCCATGACTTTTATATCGTCTGCAAAGCAGCTCTCCAAGCAAAATTGAATTTTGGGTATGTGGCATGAAATCTCCACAGCGAAGAAAAGTATAACACAGAATATAACATCAAAGCACAGCACAGGACAATTTATGCCGCATACCGAGCGTTCAACTCAACCAGATGTATTTAACTGGTAGTAGAATCTGCCAAGAAAATTATATCTCTGCATAATAGAGAACAGCACACGAAAGTAAAATACAGCATATTCTACTACTTGCTAAGTACATCTGGGATTTGCGTAAAGACTCAAGCGGATTACTCCGCAGGATACCATAGGGTACCGTAGAATACCGCAGAACAAAATAAAGCAAAACAGCATACTACATACATATTTATTGCAGAATAATCTGCTTGAGCGTTTGCGCAAACAGAAACTATAAATCAAATCATAAAATTTCGGAGGAAAAACACAATGGCAAAAGCAAAATCATTTACAATCGAACCTTTAAAAGAAACAACATTAAAACTGGAACTTATCGGTGATACAGACCTTATTCTTCATAAAAGAAGTCGTTACTACGAACAGGCTGAATGTTGGAAACAGGCGCACGACAAAGGAACAAAAATGCCGGAAATTTACAATCAGTCAAAAAATATTTGGGAGGGCTTGATTACAGGCGTTCACTGGGAAAAACCGATTGAATTTCACGATGAAGATATTTCTCTTTACACTCAGGAAGAATGGGAATCATACATGAAATATAACCGTCCTTGCATTCTTACTCAGGCGTTCAAGAAAGCTTTTACTGAGACATTCATTACGTTTTTTAAGGACTCCACCGGAAAGAAAGGAACAGACATCAAGCGTTCACTTTCAATGGCAGGCTCCATTTGCCCGGTAAATTTTGAAAGCGTTGAAGTTGTGAGCAATATCGTTCCTACATCTGGAATCAGTGCAAGCCCGGTTCTTTGTAGTAGTAATGTATTTCATAATTGGAGAACTACAATTGAAGTATCTTGCCCGGATATTGTATTTCCACATGAGACAGTTTTACAGTTGATCGAGACCAGTGGAAAGTATATTGGAATCGGTACACAGTGAGCAAACGGAAATGGACGATATCACATTAATCCAGAAAATGTAACTGTTATTTAATAAGATATTTTCAGTGGCATATGAATCCGGGTGAATACCCGGAAAGCACAACAGGACATAAAATTTTAGTAAAGGAAATAACAGGACAGAACACAATATTTCATCCTGTTTCATATGCCACTGAGCATATAAATAAAGAAAAGGAGAATTGTTATGGCAGAAACTTATGACATTTCAAAAGCAACAAAAGCACAGGAAAAATATTGCACGGAAAAAGGTTATCCGCATTTTGCACCACGTAACGGAAAATGCTTCAGTTGCGGGCAGAATATCTATTCCGAAAAAGGACGAACAAGAAGTGGAAAAGAATGGCAAGGAATTTCCATTGAGAGAGCATCAAAGGAATTAATTACAGGATGTCCATTTTGCAATAGAACTTATTGCGATTAATAGAAAAGGAGAATAAAAATGGCAGAAGCAAAAACATTCAACACCACTCTTTCAGTATGGACAAACAGCTATGTAGACCTGATGAAAGAAGATTTAGAAACAAGAGGAATGGAGTTTGATTCCTATTCAAAAGAATGCGTAGTGTCAGCAATGGCGGCTATTTATCAGATGATTCACGAAAGCGGAACTGATATGAAATCGGTCAACACATCAAATTTAAAGTCTGTTATGCAGAAAGTAGCAGCATTGAAGCTGAACGCAAACGCGCAGCCGAGAGAGTGTTATTTCCAAATCAGAAACGTAAACATAGCGGCGAAAGGGCAGAAACCTCAGTGGGAGAAGAAAATCGAATTTGCGATTGAGGGTGATGGAAATGACGCTCTTGTAAGTAGATATGGTGTCAATGTGGCTAAAGTATTCCCGTACTGGAAAGTTAGAGAGGGCGACAAATATACACCGCCGAGACATAAGGGCGTAGAGATCACACCGCCAGAATGGGAAGAATCTGGCGTAGGTAAGGTAGTCCGTATCGTATATCCAATTCAGTATAAGGATGGACATATTGAATATCTTTCTTGCGAAAGAGCAGATGTACTGAAGAACCTTGCAGCACACATTAAAAATAATCTCCAGAATGAAACGTTTGGAATTTGTGTAGACAGATATAAAGCTACAGATGCGCAGAAAGCTCAAATTGAAGCAAAGAAAAAAGAGATCATGAAAAAGGTCGCTGACATTGGAGAGCTGGAAGCAATCATTGATTGCGAGGAGTTAAGACCGTACATTTCACCGTCTTATTACGAAACACAGTCAAGAGAATCAATGATTATTCGTAAGATGCGAAACAACATTATGAAGTCTATTCCTAAAAGATGGGACAATCCAGTGCAGGCTTACGAATATAACATGATGGACGCCACATACAGAGAAGTACAGGAAGAAATCGAGCAGAACGCCAATGCAGAAGAATTTATCCCAGATGAACCAGTAGCAATCGAAGAACAGCCCAAGCAGCCAACAGTCGCAGAAGTTGTAAAGACTGCCGAGAAAGAACCAGTTCCGGCAGCAGACAAACAGGAAACAGAGATTCCAGATTTTATGAAGCCAGAAGAGATGTGATCGCATATGATGTACGGCGACTGCATCAATTTTGATCGGTGCGACTCAGGAAAGTTCGGCAAATATATGGCTTGTATCGGGCGGTGCGAAAACTGCCCATACTACGAGTCAATAAAAGATTATTTCGAGAAACGAGGTGAGAACTATGAGGATTATATCGCAGGATGGAAAAATCAATCTTCCGTATGAAATGACAGCGTTGCTTGCTTCGGACAACTACATACAGGCGGTATTTGCCGGAGGGATACAGCAGAGTCCATATGTTATGGCAATGTACTCGACGCAGGATAAGTTGCAGGATGCACTTGATATGCTTGATAGAAGATTTGTTGGCATGGGAGATGCGATATTTAGATTTCCAAAGGATGGGGAAGCATGAAGATATTAAAATCGGAAATAGATTGGGATAAAACAATAAATATTCAAATGACTTTGAAAGAATTTAAACTGCTCCAGGATTGCCTGTTTTCAGTTTCTTATTCGGAATTAGAAAAAACTCAAGAAAAAATCCCATATTCTTATGATGATATGCAGGAAACAATTAAACAGTCAGAAACAATATCAGAACAGTTATTTTGTAAATAAGGAAAGTGAGGTGATTCAAAATGTTCATGCGAGTAATAAACACAGGTAGTCAGCCAGGGAACTGCTACGCACTTAAATCCGAATCTAGCGAAATCTTACTTCTGGATTGCGGATGTAGATATTCAGAGATTCTAAAAGGAATTTCCTACAGGATATCAGAAGTTTCAGGTTGTCTACTGACGCATGGACACGGAGATCACCTGAAATCGTTTCAGAATCTAATGCAGTCCGGCATCCAGATTTACACTAATGACGAGACTGTTGAGAGTGTAAACACAATCTCTGGAGAGCTGATGATTGGCTTACCAGAAAAGAAATCGAAGGACATAGGTTCTTTCCGGGCAACGCCTTTCTACGTCCCGCACGACAAGACACCAAACTTTGCATACCTGATATCTCACGAAGAATGTGGACGACTGATATATGCGACAGACTTCTCATATTTGCCGTTCACATTCAAGAACATGAGAATAAATCACTTCCTTATAGAATGTAATCATCTTGACGAATCACCGGAGCAGGACTCATTCAAGTTTGAACACTCCATCCGGGGGCACAGCAGCTTATCTACTGTAAAAGAGATTATCCGAGTGAACAAGACCGCTTCGCTCAGAACCATAACGCTGTGCCACCTGTCAGAGGGATGGGGGAATCCGGAAGTGATGCAGAAAGAGATACAGGACGTTGCCGGAGATGATGTTCTGGTGCAGATTGCAAGACCGGGACTGGATGTTGATTTGAATTTATGTCCGTTTTGAAAGGAGAAGAAATGGAAATTGATAAATCAAAATTAAAGTTGGGAATTTGGTACGAGGATGAAAACGGAAATTTAATTAAGCTAGAAGATGATTTGGCATGTGAAGCACCAGAAGGAGCGAGAACGTATCATTCCTGCTTTCCGTTACAAATAGCAGAACACGTTTATGTAGTGCATGGCAAAGCTGAGAAAGAAGCGTGCAAGCACAAACGGAAATATTGGAAAAAGGATACAGGTCTGATAAGGGGATTAAAAGGACATATATGCACTAATTGTGGGTGTAGCCAAACAAGAAAGTGGTGGCAGCCATGGGGAAGAAAATGGGATTACGGAACGGATACTACACCACTTATTGACTTTCATACAAGTATTGGAGGTGGAAATCAAGATGTCATAATAGCAATGGTAAACAGCGGAGATTATACATTACAGGAAGCACTTGTTGTTTTTTCTACGGCCTGCGAAAGATGTATGAATGTGCTTGCATACAAGTATTTGAACGGAGCAGATGGGTACGAAGAATATTCAGATGAGTGGAAAAAATGCAATACTGAATGCGATTTTTGCAAGAATAGTTAAATTGAGATTCACGAACCATACAGGGAGGAAACAAAATGAAACAGTGGACAGAAGAAGAACTTATTAACGATGGAAACAGATTAAGAAATGCTGAAATTACAAATGTATCATTGAATTTTAAAGATCACGGAGTACTCACCCTTGACCTCACTCTTTCTGGCGGTGGATGGGGTGTTGTATTCGGAGGATATGTTTTAGGACATGGTTACCTTGGATCGGAAAACTTTAAAGGTTCAAAGGCAGGGCTTGAAGCGATTATGAGAATCATGGACGTTGTTGGCGTAGATGACCTGATAGAAATGAAAGGAAAGCATGTTAGAGTTGCTACGAAAGGACTTGGACATTCAGTGAAAATTATCGGAAATTTCATTAAAGATGAATGGTTCGATTATGAAAGTTTCTTCGAAGATGAGAAGCCACCATTTGTGGAGGATTAAGCATGGTATCAACAAATTTAAAAGACTGGAAAGAAGTCACCAAAGGCATTTACAGATATGTGATCTCTGCAAATGCTGCATACGAAATCCATATTAATTATTGGAATATGGAAACAGATATCCTGGCCGCAGACGCAAGTCTGTATATTGTCGGGGATTGGCGCTCAAATGATGGTAAAAATACCAGAGAAAGAGAATGCTTGCTTGAGTCAGGACCGGTTATGACTTGCCTTGGTGAGGCTGTAGAGGATGACAGAGAGAATAACAGTTAAATAAAAAAAGCACCGACTATTTATCGGCACTTTTTACAAAATCTTGGAGAACAGTAATGACCAGATTATTAAAACTCCTGTTCTCCTGCTTGGCAATTTGCTCAAGTTGTTCTTTGAGCTGTATCGGGAACGTGATGTTAGTTCTGGTCTTATCAGACTTGACGGTCATGTGAAATCCCTCCCTTGTTTTTTAGAACATTGTAGCATTTTTGTCTGTCGGTGTCAATCAGGTACCAAAGTGGTATCATTTTTATCTTGCAATACAGGTATCGTAGTGGTATCATAATGGTATCAAAGACACACCGAAAATGAATCGAGGTGATAAGTCTTTGAATAGCAACTATAAAAATTTTGTAAAAGCTAAGGCGATTGAAGCTGAGAACCGTAAGAGATGGCTGAAAGTCGACCCGCATCTGAACGACAATCCCGGAATCTACATTTTGACAAGAATTGATGAAGACGGTTTTAAGTTTGGGTATGCCGGTCAGGCAAGGAAACTAATTACCAGATTATGTCAACATAGTGCAGGGCATCAACAGCACATTGATCTTAGTTTGAAAAAACATGGATTATATTCAGAAAAAAATCCATATGGTTGGCGTGTAGTGCATACTAATTGTCCAGAATCAGAACTTGACGAAAAGGAACAATATTATATCAGATGGCTTGCAGATCAAGGATATCAGCTTAGAAACAAGACTGGTGGTTCTCAGGGAGCAGGTAAGAAACAGATTAATGAGTACAGGCCGGCAAAAGGTTATTACGATGGTTTAAAGCAGGGAAAGAAATCCCTCGCCAGAGAACTATCTTACATCATAGACACACACTTGCAAGTTTCCCTAAAGCCGGAGAAACAGGGTAACAAAGTATCAATCCGGGCTTTTGAAAGGTTTCAGAACTTGATTGATGAGAAAACGTACGAATAAAAAATGAAAGGAGCTTGCCTTCATGTGACGTAAGGGTGCACCGGGCTTCTTTGAAATATGAAATTAAAATGTGAAATATACAGAGACTCAATGCAAAATTACAAGAAATATGCAATTCCAAGAGCACAGCTCGTTATAGCTGATGTTCCGTATAATGTAGCGAATAATTTTTACGGGAGCAACCCTATGTGGTATGTAGGGGGAGATAATAAAAATGGTGAAAGTAAACTAGCAGGAAAAGCTGCCTTTAATTCAGATTTTAATTTTAACTTATATGAATACTTTCACTTTTGCTCAAGAATGTTAAAAAAAGAAGATACAGCACCTGTACCAAGAGGAAGAAGTAGCAATTCTCCATGCATGATTGTATTTTGCTCGTTTGAACAAACACAAACATTGATTAAAGCTGCTGAAAAACATGGTTTTGTACATTATATCCCACTTGTTTTCATAAAAAATTACAGCCCTCAAGTATTAAAAGCGAATATGCGTGTGGTTGGAGCTACGGAATACGCATTATTGTTTTACAGAGACAGGCTTCCTAAGTTTAGGAACGGCGTTCAGATCGACGAAAACGGAAAAACAATCAGAGGTACAGGGCACATGGTTTTTAACTGGTTCGATTGGGAGAAAGATGGAAAAGATATTCCTAAAATTCATCCGGCACAAAAGCCAGTCAAACTTTTAAAAAGATTGATTGAAACGTTTACTGATCCCGGAGATGTAGTAATAGACCCATGTTGCGGAAGCGGGACAACGTTAAGAGCTGCACATGAAATAGGAAGAAATGCTTTCGGCTTTGAAATTGATAGAAATTTCTTTAAGAGAGCAAAAGAAGAAATGCTTGTTTTTGAGGAAAACAGTCAGATAAGCATAGAAGATTTTTTGTAAAGGAATCGTGAATATGGACGCATTACGACATCAAAAACACATGCAATGGATGCAGAACCGCAAGGATATTTATTATTTCATCCGTAAATACGCAATGTCTCACAAAGGGACTCCAACAACCAAGAAGATATCTGAGGAACTAGATATCAGTAGGAGTGCTGTTCAAAGGCGTCTAAGGCAGTTCGAGGACGACGGACTGATTGTATTTCACGGAACTGGTTCACACAGGACATACGAACTGATAGGAGTAAAGAAACATGAAACTGTATGACGTATACGACGGCTCAAGGTATATCGGGGAGCTGACGCTTGCTGAAATATCAGAATTGACAGGAAAGACAAGAAGTCAGATATCGCAGGCAATCAGCGGGTCATATGACATTAATGGAAGATATGCGGTCATATATGATGGGCAACAAACAATCGCATACTCAAACAAGAATGATCGCAGGATGTTGATGGAATTTGACATTCTGACTCAGAAGATAAAGAGAGCTGTTGGATGGGAAAACTAAAAAAAGAGTGGAGGTCTAACACAATGAATAAAATGCGTGAATATGAGCGAGGCAGGGAGGACGGGCTTGACCTTGCCAGACGAATTGTCAAACAGGGCGGGATTGAAGCCCTCGAACAGGAATGCAAGTTCCGGGGTGCGACCGGGATACATACCTCTCTGGCAGTAAAAGACCTTGATAAAGCGTCAGAAAAGATAAAAGAGGTTATAGCGGATTCATTTGTAATATTGTCAATCGCTGTTCTGCATGATGATTTCGGTTTTGGCGAGAAGCGCTGTCAGAGATTCAGAAATGGACTTGACCGGGCTGCTGATTATATCAATGACGGTCTGGCAGAATGGATTGATTATGTAGACGCTATTAAAGAAGAGTTAGGGATTGTATTAAAGAATCCCGCAGAATAACGGACAGGTAGCATTTGGATAAATTAATCATGGAGGACTGCACAATAGCGTGTCAGTTACTTACATGGGGAAAGTGAGGATGGAAAATGAAATTATATTTCTACATTTTAGACAATGACAGAGAATTCAATCCGGAAACTAGAACATTCGGAGACCCTGTTTTTAAAGTCAGAGTTGAGGAATGCGAGGTAATTGAGAAACCAAAGACGTACAGAGCAGTAGCACAGTTTCCAGAAAGACTTTACATTGGATATGTAAAAAAAGAAGATATTGGAAAAATTTCTGGTTCTTCAACACCGTACATTGTGTTGGAAGAACCTAATTATCAGTTCGTAAAAGAAACATTCTTGGAAAAATACAATAATGATATTCGCAGATTTAAAAACATAATTGCAATGTACGAAAATAAGATAGCTGCGGTTGAGAATTACAAGGAGGACGCAAAATGTTAATCAGAAGTCAGAATAAAGAGATATTAGTTAATTTTAATGTATCAGCTGGTATCGAAATTGCAGAAGGGACTACAAAAACAGTTGTAACATCATATATCACTGGATGCAGTTATTTACTCGGAGAATATTCCACCAAAGCAAAAGCCATGAAAGTACTGGATATGATTCAGGAAGCATATTGTAAATTTATGTCGGTAAAAAACGATGATGCTTGGGACGGAAAAGAATCCGTGTTTTATATGCCAGAAAATAGTGAGGTAGAAGAATGAAATACAGAAAGAAACCAGTTGTAATTGACGCAATACAGTGGACTGGTACAAATAAGCAAGAAATATTTGATTTTTTGACAAACGGCAATTGTCCGGAGGAGTATATGACATCTGATTTCCCGATTGTATCTGATAACTTCTATATCGACAATTGGAAGGTTCCGGGTGGATTGGTTATTAAGACGCTTGAGGGCGCACATCTTGCGAATATTGGTGATTATATCATCCGCGGTGTCCACGGTGAATTTTATCCGTGTAAGCCAGATATATTCAGAGAAACTTATGAGGAGGTGGAAGTATGAGTGATAAAAGTAAAATATACGATTACATAAAAAGGACAATAAATCCTTATGGAAGACCTTTCGAGGGAACAGCTTACGAGTTGGGACTTAAAACCATGGATTATATCGAAAATATGGATGACGAGAAAGAAAATGGTTGGATTCCAGTCAGTGAGAGATTACCGGAAGATGAAAAAGAGTATCTTGTAACGCTTGAAAAAGTCTATGGAACACCTGAAAAGCTTTATGGAATTGCGAATTATTTAAAATTTGGAGATGCCGGATACTGGAATGAAAATAAATATGGGTATCTTGAATGGGATAAATATTCAGATGGGCATGGAGGAACAAAGATGTATAAAGTTATTGCCTGGATGCCACTTCCAGAACCATACAAGGAGGTGGAGCCATGATTACATTTTTATTAGGATTCGCCCTTGGAATCATATTCGGAGTGGTTGGCCTTGTATGTGCAGCGATCATGTACGATAAGCACCACCCAGGCGAATAGAAAGGAGAACGGTATGCTGACAAGGAATAAAAAGTTGAAAGACTACGGTATTCCGGCAGAGGACATTGAAAAACTGAATACGATGCTGAAAGACTTCCCGGCAGAGTACGGATACCTGCTTTCCAGCGCCGCCTTGTCAGCTTGCCCGAAGAACACGGTGATAGCGGATATGGTGATTGAGAATATCCTACACCGGAAGAGCTACAGGAAAATCAGCAAAGAAAGATATATCCCGATGAACCCGAAGGACTTTTACGGATACAGGCGCAAGACCGTCGCTGTACTGTATGAGAGAATGAGGCTGTTGGGAGTGTGGGAGGAGGAAAAATGAAATTAATTGAATTATTGACAGCAATCGGCGTAAGTGATGACAGTTGTGAGAAAATCCAGATATGTCAACCCGGCAGAGGATGGGGTGATTACGATATATTCAATACCGGTTCAAAGCTGCTGAAACCATTTTATGATTTAGAAGTAAGTTGCCTTTCGGCAATAGAAACGGATGTGATCAGAGTTGATTTGGCTTTTGATAAGAAAGAGGGTTGAATTAATGAGACTAATTGATGCGGACGACTTAATTGAATATATTAAAATATGGGATATTGGAAATAGCATTAGTTCTGACCAGAAAGAGTTTATTGATTGTGTCAACAGGCAGTTTACAGCTTTTAATGTGGACAAGGTTGTGGAGCAATTAAAAGATTTAAAGGTGATGTATTGGTTTTCAATAGCAAACACGGGAGATAAAAAACTGGATGTTGCTTATGAAAATGTAGGAAATGCATTAGATAAAGCAATCGAGCTTGTGAAGGAGGGTGGAGTTGAATGAGAGAAATTCTTTTCAAGGCAAAACGGGTTGATAATGGAGAATGGGTTGAGGGGTGTTTGGTAATAGATCATTCACGGTCAAACTTATTTGAATATCGAATGCAACCAGTTGAATCAGGTGTTTTATACGCACCACCTATTAATCCAGAAACCCTCTGCCAGTTCACGGGACTTTGCGACAAGAATGGGAAGAGAATCTGGGAGAATGACATTCTGATGGCACACTTGGACGAATCCTACCCAGAGGATGCGGCATATGAAACCGTTGAATGGAACGTTGCCGGATGGGTAGCGCACGAAACTGGTAGCACGGATAGAGAATATATTGATAAGTTTGATCTTGAACATTATGAAGTAGTTGGAAACACTTTCGACAATCCAGAATTGTTACAGGAGGAACACAAATGAGTAGTGCAAGTGTAAGATTCGGAACAAAAGCGTATGTATGCGCAAGATACTTTCTTAGACCCGGAAAGTGCTTCAAATACATAGACCAGCGCGGTGAAGACACCACAGAACACGTCTATGAGGTCATGGCATTATATCCGTACTGTGTCCTGCTAAGAGATACCAAGAATGGGGTCAGAACTTGTCCGGGATATAACACTTTGAGCCTGATGCTGAGAGGAAGTGAAGCGAGTGAGTAAAGGCAAAGATATTTCTACTATGTTTACAAGAGAAGAAAACAAGAAGAATGGAAGACTCGGATACGGTCAGGCTACTAGAGAAAAGGAAGACATTATCAGTCCTGCACAATACGGTGCGTTCCTACAGAAAAGAGGTAAGAAGAAATGAACAAATCAGTGTTGGTAATGAATACGCCAGAAAATTGTTATAATTGTCCATTTGGAATTGGATACTGTGGCGATCTTGAATATGAGGGTTTGTGTGAATTAGCTGACTGTTTAGATTATGATGTAATTCTGATGACAGAAGAACATTATGATTGCGAAAGTAAATCAAGACCTGAATGGTGTCCACTGAAGCCATTGCCGGAGGAGAAAGAAGAGGAACATTGGAGGAGTAAACTTAGTCTTGCATGGATTCGAGGTTGGAACACTTGTATTAGCAAAATTACAGGAGGAAACACAGATGGTTGATTTAAGAAATACATGTATCTTGGTTAAGACAGAAGAAGAAAATGAAATGCTTCTCAAAGAAGCTGAGAAACAGGGATTTCATTGGTATTCGAAAGGCAATTGTAAACCATTGCCAGGACAACATTTTCCAGATATTTTAAAATTTTGTAATAACAAAGATGTGGTGCACAGCGTACGTATCGGAGTAGAGTGTGATGCTTTCTACGAAGTTTCAGAACTCCTCGGGACAAAAGAAATGACGGCAAGAGAGTTTGCTAATCGTATTGCAGATATACGCAATTGTAGAGGATGTAACTGTTCAGAATGCGTATTGAGTAAAAGCAATACTAGGTGCAAGAAGTATTTGTGTGATATATATAATTGGGAAGATAATATAGATGAAGTTCTTGAAATTGCAAAATCAATAAGAATTACAGTACCTTCACCCGAAGAGAAAGTAATTAGCACGATTGAAAAGTTTATCGAGAATCCAGATCGTGCAGCGTTGAATGATGAATTTGTAGAATCATTGAAGCTGGCAGTCGAGAAACTGAAAGAGGTGAAGTAAATGGAGAGATTAACACTTGACGATACGATAAAAGCACTTAGATGTGTTGCCAGTCAAGATACAGGAGGTGGTTGCTATGCAGACCACGAAAACTTCATACATATGGATGATGAGTATAAACGCATTGTCTGTGGAACTGGCGAGGATTTAAGAGATCCTATCAGCGACAAGGAAGCGGTTGGATGCCCGTATTATCAAGATACTTATGAATGTTGTTTTGAAGATGGAGGATTGTATTGGTTGAAAGATGTTGCAGAGCTGCTAGAAGAACTGAAATCTTATAAAGACTTAGAAGAACAGGGCTTGCTTGTGAGATTGCCGTGTCCTATTGGCACAACTGTATGGGACATATGCGGCATGGATATTCGGGAAAACGTGTTAAGTGGAATTGAATGTGGCAAAGATGGTAAACAGTTTTTGTGGGCAAACCATGATGAATGGCTCGGAGAATTAAATGATTTGGTATTCCTCACCCGTGAAGAAGCTGAGAAGAAGTTGGAGGAACTCAAAAATGAAATTTAAAGAATTTGCAAAGTGGTGCAATGAAAGAGCCTGTGATGGATGTTGGGGAATGCTGGAAGCAATGGCGTGTATTGATTTAATAGGTGAAGTTAAAAAAGTTCCGTTTTGGAAAAGAGAGAAATTTTGGAAAGAAAATTATGAGCAGCAGGTATTGGAAGAGATTATTAATCCGATAGAGAAGAAGTTGGAGGAGGTTCAAAATGACAAGACCTGAGATTACAGCAAAATTATCAGCCATGCTTGAAAAGAAAATAAATCCTCACAATGATCCACGTATTTATTGGGCGAAAGAAGTGACATTCGATTATTCGACAGATCATGCGGTAAGGGTGGATTATATGCGATTCGTGCCAGCAAATAATAGTGTGTCCGGGATAGAAAAAGGTGACTGCTATTGTTATGAGGTTAAATCATCAGCTGAAGATTTTCGTTCTGGTCATGGGTTGAATTTTATTGGTGATTATAACTACCTGGTTATGCCGACAGATGTATGCGCTGCGGTATCCCTTGAAATTCCACATTATGTAGGAATATATGTACCAGAAGCAAATGATCTTACATGCGTCAAAAAAGCAAAGCGAAGAAATCGGACAAGGCCTGTGTCTGAAATACTTTTGATGATGTTCCGGTCTGCGAATAGAGATTATAGAAAAGCAGTAAAACAGTTGGAGGAGATGAAGAATGGCTTATAAGTATTTAGATAACGCTGTCAAATCCATTGAATATCAGCTGAAGAATATCAGCTGAACAGCGCATATAGCCACGGGTATTCTGATGGGAAAGAGGATGCGAGAATAGAATATTCGAAGCACGGGAAAATTGTAAAAATGAAAGTGCTAAGCGATAATGACTTCAACTCTATGCCAGACTACTATAAATCATGGCCCGTAAAAGCATGGTGTAGTTGCGGAAAACCACTTAATCGACTGGATTATACATTTTGTCCGTATTGTGGAGGATTGATTGCGAGAGGAGATGAAGAAAATGGCAGATAAAACATGCGAAACTTGTATTGAAAACGACAACGGGCTGTGCGACCGCAAAGGCATCCTGATAGAGGAAGACGATACCTGTGAAAAGCACATATCAAGTTGGAAAGAAACAATGATGGAGAATTTTATCCGAAAATCAATGTGGTAAGGGTGGAAATGTCCTTACCAGACGGGAAGGTGGCTAAATGACAAAGGTGAGTTGGATTCGATTAGAAATTGATATGTTTGACAACAAAAAAATCCGGCATATCAGAAAACTTCCAGAGGGAAATAATATTGTATTGATCTGGATGATGCTCCTGACGATGGCAGGGCGTTGTAATTCAAACGGGATTATTTTTCTGACAGAGAATATTCCATATACAAATAAAATGCTAGCTGACGAGCTGGACTTTGATGAAAGTGTGATCGAACTTGCACTTACAATTCTTGAAAAGTTCGGCATGATAACCAGAGATGGAACATTACTTTCAATTCCCGGATGGGAAGAGCATCAGAATATTGACGGGCTTGAAAAAATCAGAGAGCAGACCAGAAAACGGGTCGCAGAGCATAGAAAACGCCAGAAAGAATTATCAGAGGAAGAGCGTATGCCGGAGATCCCAGAGCAGATTTCTTGCGAAAAAGATTTAGTCAAGCCCGGTGACGTGCAGAAAGTAGTTGACGAATGGAATAAGCTTCAGCAGTTCGGTATTCAGCCAATCGCAAGAATGACAGCAAGGCGAACGCAAATGCTGAAAGCGAGAATCCGAGAATATGGCATGGATAAGGTAATGGAAGCTCTGAGGAACGTACAAAACAGTGACTTTCTTATGGGAAAGAAAACTGATTTTATGATAAATTTTGAATGGTTTGTGAAACCGAACAACTTCTTAAAGATACTCGAAAACAAATACCACAACAGGGAGGATATGCGAAATGGAACTGACACAACTCAAAGAAATGTCGAACCACTCGTCCCACTTGGAGAATGGAACGGAGAAGAATCAGATACCCCGTTCGCTTGAATGCCCTGAGTGCGGGGACAGTGGGTGGAGATGGGTAAGAGATGCAAGTGGTATTCCCTATTGTGAGGAATGCCCTTGCGGAATCAGGAAAAGAATAATCCTTGAAAATCAATTGAAATTCGCAGAGCTTCCAAACGTGTTTAAAGGCTCAAATTTCAGCGATTTGAAGTCAAGTGTATATTTGAACACCGAGAGCCGAAAAGTATTTTCTCAGGCGGCTCAGGCGGTAAATTATTGGTTTAAAAACCTTCTTGATATGCAGAAGAAAGGAATAGGGCTATACCTTTTCTCAAATGCAAAAGGTTCTGGCAAAACCAAAACAGTATGCAGCTTGGCGAATGAAATTATGAAGAAGTACCAGAAGCCAGTCAAGTTCACCACATCCCTCAGGATTCTTGATGAGATCAAGAATACATGGGGAGACAAAGGGAATACGGAGGGAAAGTTGATAGAGGATTTGTCCAGAACAGAAATCCTTATCATTGACGATTTCGGCGCTGATTCTGGCAAAGACTGGATTAATGAAAGATTCTATAGCATTATCAACGGGCGGTATATCGACAGGAAAATCACTATATTCACGAGCAACTGCCAGATATCAGAACTGAAATATGATGAGAGAATCACAAACAGGATTCTGGAGCGGTCACTTGAAATCCCATTTCCAGAGGAATCTGTCAGAGAACATATAGCACAACATTTGAAAATGAAGATGGTACAAGGAATGCGAGGTAAAGAGAGTGAAAATAGCTGTTAAACCATGGGGCGAAATGTCTTTCAGAGAAATTCAGAATTTAAAAGAAAAGCAATGTAAGCATTGTGATTATTTTTCAAAGAATAATTCTGGAGGGTTATCATATGGAACTTGCGATTACATCCTTATCAATGATCACATGAGAGGATGCCTACCGACGGAATGCGTAATGAAAGGGATTTTTAAAAGAAGAACAGGAACAAAAAGAAGAGCAGCTTTGAGAATTTAAACTTTTTGAAAGGAAAAGAAATGAGGACAATAAGCGAAATGTATAAACGTTCCGGTGGAACTGCGTATCAGCACAATTGTTCTGAGTGCAGATTTTATAGGGACGGAAAGAGGGAAAAATGTCTGATGTACGGCGGTAATCGGGACTGGCATGGAAATTTTATTGCCTGTAAATTCTTCAATCTTGAAGATGATATGCCGGAAGGACAGATGAATATTTTTGATTATGTGTGAAAGAAAGGAGGAACGAGGAGCCGCTGGCCAGCAAAAGGATATCCCGGTTCCTCCTTATTTTTTATGAATAATGACGACTTGAAATATGCAATTGAGAATGGTATCATCAATTTGTCTCACATACAAGAGCAAGTTGAAATGAATAAAAGGGAAGAAATTTTAAAAGAATACAGGGACAGCATATGGAAGGCATCTGACGGATATTGGAAAATCCGTATGACTTATGACGAAACCGGACAGCGGAAGATGTTCAAACGTCGGTCTAAGCAGGATTTAGAGGACTTGATCGTAAAGACGCACCGTGAGAAAGCAGAGAACCCAAAAATCAGGAGTGTGTTCGAGGAATGGGCACAGCGCAAGGTTGATTTGAATAAGATTTCAATACAAACTTATCAGAGATATCAGCAGGACTTTAATCGTTTTTTTGGGACCATGGGCGAACGCAGAATTAAAAACATTGAGTCAGAGGATATTAGCAACTTCCTGGAAGAACAGATCAGTGAACACAATCTAACCGCAAAAGCTTTCTGCAATCTTAAGACAATTACCAGAGGCACCCTAAAATGGGCAAAGCGCAACAAGCTGATTGATTGGAACGTGCAGGAATTATTCTATGACTTGGATGTCACCGATAAATCTTTCAAAAGAAATATCAAAGAAGATTCGGAAGAAGTATTCAACGACGCTGAAATGGACAGGATGATTGATTACTTGAAAGATAATCAGGATATGGTAAATCTCGGCATTATGCTTATGTTTGTAACCGGGCTGAGAGTTGGGGAGCTATGCGCTTTGAAATGGAATGACTGGCTGCCACATATCAGTACGATTAAAGTCAGAAGAACGGAAGTAAGGCATTTTGAAAACCATAAAGGCATTTTTGAAGTCAAAGACTTTCCGAAAACAGAAGCAGGCGTAAGAAATGTAGTGGTTCCTCAGGGGTGTATATGGATATTACAGAAGCTTAGAAATATGTCGACATTCTGTGAATATATATTTTCTAAAGATGGAAAGCGATTAAATACTTATTCGTTCAGGAACCGGTTAAGAACAGTGTGCAAGAAAACTGGTTGTATTCAAAAATCACCGCATAAAATACGAAAAACATATTGCACGATATTACTCGACCACAGCATAGATAATCAGATGGTCACATCACAGATGGGCCACACAAATATTTCGTGTTCCGAGAACTACTACCACAGAGATCGAAAGGACCTCAAGAAAAAACAAAAAATCATGGACAGCATAGATGAATTTATGGTAATATCAAGATAGCTTTTTTGAGAGGGAACAGTCAGGGAACAAAAAGGAACACCCTGCAAAAAGTTAGAAGCATTGGTTTTATAGGAAAAATAGCAGTTTAAAGATACGTTCGATTCCCGTACTGGCTGTTACAAAATAGTGAGAATTTAACCAGAGCTTAGGCTCTGGTTATTTTTTTGTCAGG